CCCGCTGGTCCAGTCGTAGCTCGCCGCCGACTCTTCCTGAAGCGTGAGGGTGATCGGGCCGGGCACGCCCATCGACCAGCGGGTGATGCGGAACGGCTTGGCGGCCCAACCGAGCTGCGCGTTGGTCAGCGTCACCACGTCGTAGACGGCGTACCGCAGGGCCGAGTGGTTGACCGGCAGGGTGACGGTGATGCCCTGCCGGCCCTTCTCCAGGATGATTTTGGCGAGCCGCTGGGCGGCCTCGGCGTGGGTGGTGAACGGCAGCTCGACGTCCTTGGGGATGTGCTCGCCGTTGTCTTGCGCTTCGTAGGCGGCGTTGGTCACGGGCGGGAAGTCGGTCGGCTGCCAGTTCTTCGCCGGGTCGACGTAGGTGCCCTTCACCGCGTTGAACAGCTCCTTGCGGGACGGCCGGGCGTTGAACTCGACCTCGCCGGCCAGGGCCGAGACGGGGATGTCGCCGGCGGGCGCCTCGTAGGCGGCCGGGTGGATGCGGAACTGTCCCTGGACGTAGGTGACGGCCCCGGCGATCGCGGTGACGAGTGCCTGGAGGTTGTCGAGCGGGGCGGTGGCGGTGTCGACCACGCCGTTGCAGGTGTAGCGGGCCTGCGTGCCGCCGGTGCTGAGGGTCACGCTCTCGTCGCAGACGTTCGCGGCGGCGACGGCGTAGGCGGTGTCGATCTCCGTGTCGGCGCAGCCGAACCCGTAGTCTTCGGCCAGGTAGTCGCGGACGCACAGGGCGGCGTTGTCGGACCAGGCGGTGAGCCCGGTGCGCGGGTCGTAGACCTTCTTTCCCCGGACCACGGCGGAGACGTTGGGGATGCCGAGCGGGAAGACGTCGGCGTCGTACTCCAGCCGGAGGTAGAGGTAGGCGATGCCGCGCAGGCGGTGGGCGGCGGTCAACCCGCACTCGGCCACCAGGTCGGGGTCGGCCGGTTGGTCGGGTGAGCCGAGGTGCTTCTTGACCCGGGCGTAGCTCGACGTGACGGTGGTCGTCGTGGTGCGGGTGACGGTCGCCCGCGCGCCGACGACGGGCGGGGTGTTCGGTCCCTCACCGCCGCCGGCCTGGGCGTAGGTGAAGCTGTGGACGTCGGGGACGGACAGGATGGTGAAGGAGTTGTTGTACGCCCCGTCCGGCGCGCTGCCGATGACGACCGTCTCCCCGACCAGGAAGCCGTGCTGGCCGTCGATACTGGCGGTGATGATCCCGGCGGTGCGGGACGCGGAGGCGATGGGGAAGGAGAGGGCCGCCGTGGTGGTGGTCGTCGTGGTCTTGCCGTAGGGCGCGTCCCGGACGAAGCCGTTGCCGTCGACGGTGGCGATGGCCTGGTCGTTGAGGGAGACGGTGCCGATCTCCTCGACCTCGTGGCCGGCCAGCGGGACGATCAGGTGGAGGAACTTGTTGCTGCCGCTGCCGGTGCCGCCGGGGCCGGTGTCGACCGTCTTGGCGAACACGAGGGGGCCGGACACCTTGGCCCGGCCGTAGACGACCTTGTGGCTCTCGACGCTGCTGCGGATGACCTGGGTGCGGCCCGCCGCCTCGGTGCTGAACGCCGGCGTCTTGGGCTTCTTCGAGAGCGCGCGGCCGCCGATCTGGTTGATGGCGGTCGAGACGAGGAACCCGCCGAGCGCGCCGATGATCCCGCCGCCGATGGCGACGGACGCGCCGTACCCGGCGACGGCGGCGACGACCCCGACGACCGGCCCCATCAGACCGCCCAGGCCCGGGCGCAGCCGAGCGTGTCGATCCGGGTGACGCCGGTCTCGGTCAGGAAGACGCCCTGGCGGCCGGTGCAGAGGCCGAGGTTCCCTTCCGGGTGGAGGAGCAGGTCGCCGCGCCGGGCCAGGCGGACGGGGATTTCATTCAGGTGGGCGTCGGCGATGTCCTCGGGGGCCTTGAAGCCGCGCTGCCGCATGAGCCGGGTCGCGCCGGCCTTCGTGCGGTACTTCCCGCGCCAGTCGGCGGCGTAATCCCGCCCGGTGCAGAGGCAGACCCACCCGGCCGTCCACAGGGCGCAGTCGGTCTCGCCCCAGGCGAACGGCGGCGGGGCGGCCACGTAGCTCGCGAGTATGGTTTCCCAGCCCTCGGACCTCACCCGGGGAGCCCCCAGGCGATGGTCAGGTCGGTGGTCTGCTCGACGAACTCCAGCCCCCGGTCGCCGGGGTAGCGGGCCTGCTGGTCGGCGTGGTTGTACCGGCGGACGTTCGGGCGGTCCCAGGCGGCGAAGCGGCTCTCCACGAACAGGGCGATGGACAGCGTCTCGCCCTGGCGGGGGCGGGCGTAGTCCATGCGCCCGCGGTAGACGATGCCCGGGTCGGCGACGAGCTGTTGGGTGACCGGGTCCAGGTAGCCGAGGTAGAGCGTGGCGGTGCGGCCCTGGTAGTGCTCGTTCAGCACGGTGCTGAGGAGGTCGGTCGGCAGGCCGCGCAAGGAGAGTTCCAGGGTCGAGCGGGCGAGCTCGGAGTCCTCGTCCACCACGCCGATGCCGCCGACGTCGCCGGCCCCGGTGTAGGTGTCGCCGCCCCAGGTGATGGGACCGAGCCGGGTGTGGAGGTTCAGGTCGCCGCCGTCGAAGGCGAGCTTGACGAACCACACGGGTTCGGCGGCCGGGTCGGCCGGGTTGATGCCGCTTTGCGAGGCGGTGATCGTGGCAGAATCCAGGTCGCGGCTCACGCGAACACCTCGCGGGCGGAGAAGGTCAGCCCCTCGTAGAAGCCCACCCGGTTGCCGCTCTGCCACATCGTCTGCCCGTCGTCCACGAGGATCATCGGCACGGTCGGGTGGGTGAACGAGACCGCCGCGTTGTCCGCCGGACTGGTCCGCATCGCGGGCTTGAATGCGAGGGTGGTCTCACCCGAGCCGTTCGTGTGGCAGTCGGCGGCCAGCATGTGGAGCTGGCCGTTGCAGTTGAAGTAGTCTCCGGCCTTACCCCACCCGGTGACGCCGGCCGTACAGCCGTCGATGATGAGGGTGCTACCGGTCTGGCCGGCCCCTTTCACCAGCGGCGTGCCGGTGGCGATGCCCCGTGGCGTCGTGGCGTCCGGGTCGTAGCCGGAGAACGTGTTGGCCCCGCCTTCGAGCCGCATCAGGAACGCCTGCCAGAGCGCCATCTGCCCGCGGTTCATGGGCGGGAGGGTGTAGGTCGCCTGCCAATAGGCGCCGCCCAGGACGAGCCGTTGCACGCTGTTGGACAGCGGGCTCTCGAACCGCTGGGTGTTGGTCTCCAGGCCGAAGCGACAGGCGGAGAACCCGGGGCTGGTGGGCATGGAGATCGGCATGCTTGACCTTAACGAGCGTTAATGTTACGACGCGCCTTCAGTTGTCGTGGAGGCTGTGATGAAATACCTGATGTTCTTCTTGCTGCTGCTGCCGGTGTCGGCGCACGCGGCAACCTTGAAGGCGGACGTAGTGATCTGTCTCGGTCAGGCGCAGGTCGACGAGGCGGTCGAGGCGTCCGAGCGCGGCGACGCGGACTGGCTCGGGTCGATCCGGGGTTGCTTCGCGACGCGTCACGCGGTGGAGTACGAGCGGATCTCGTGTCGGCTCCAGACCTGCCGGGTGCGGATGTGGCCGACGCCCGACGACAGCGTGGTCGTCTACGTCCCGCGCCGCCACCTGCGCTAGTTCTTCCGGTTGACCAGGGAGGCCTCGCGCCCGCCGCGCTCGATGGCGGCGAAGACGCTGGCGCGGGTGCGGGCCTCGATCACCGGGATCATGTTGGCCAGCTCCTGGCGGGTGACGCCGGAGCCGATGCTCCAGCTGTTGGAAATCTGAATCGTTTGGCCGTTCATTTTGCTGAAAGGCACGATAGTCCCGGCGGTGTCCGGGATGAACAGTTCCGGCTCCCCGCCGTCCCCGACCACGCTGACCTTCCCGATTGGCGGCCGCCCGCCGTCGGCAAAGAACCCGCCGAAGAGGTCGCCGATGCTGGAGAGGAAGCCGCCGCCGGACGAGCCGGACGACCCGCCGAGCATGTCGTCGAACAGGTCCATGATGCCGCTGGAGAGCGGGCCGGTGACCTTCTTGTTGAGGATCTGGCGGGCGATCTCGTCGAAGAACCCCTTGGCGGCGTCACGGGCGTTGTCGAAGTTCAGGACCAGGTCGGTCAGCCCGTCGGCCAGCTGCTTCTGCCACTCGCGGGCGGTTTCCCGGTTGTCGTCGATCTGCTGCTTCAGGTCGTAGTAGCCGCCGGCCAGCGCCTCGATCTTCTCCCGCTCGGTGTCGTGCAGCAGCGCGGTGTCGCGCAGCCCGTCGGCGTAGTCCTTCTGGGCGGCACTCTGGGCCTCGGTCAGCGCCTTGCGGACGGCCAACTCGCGGTCGGACGCGCGGAGTGCCTCGGCCTCGTCCTGGAGGTCACGGAGGTATTTGTTGAACGTGCCCTCGTCGTAGTCGGGCGGCAGGACGGTCCCCGCCCCGGACTCACTGGATTTCAGCAGCCCGGCGTTGCCGCCGCGGGCGTCCGGCGCGCGAGTTTTCCGGGCCGGCGGGCCGTACGACTCCGGGTTCGGCCCGTACGGGTCGCCCGCGAGTGACCGCTTGCCCGTCTTCTCCCCCAGGAAGCCGAGCAGCCCGCCGGTCATCGGGTTCAGTGACGCGGCGGTCTGCAGGATCTGGAGCGAGTCCATCCCCCGCCCGGACACCCAGGCGTCGATCTCGTCGGTGACGCGGAGGATGGCGGCCAGGGCTTCGAGGAACGCGTTGCGGGCGCGGATGGCGGCCTCGGACAGGGCGTCGCCGAAGGCGTCGATGCGGGTGAGGGTGCTTTCGCCCAGGGCGTCGGACAGGTCGCGGGCGGTCCGGGCGATCTCGCGGAGGTCGCCCTTCCCCTCCTTGATGAGCGGGAGCAGGTTGGCGAACCCGCGGCCGAAGATGGCCCGGCCGACGTCGGTCTGCTTGTACTGCTCCTCGACCCCGGCGAGGGCTTCGGTGATGGCGTAGAACTGCTCCTCAGGGGACAGCGTCAGGAGGGTCGTGACGGACAGGCCGAGGGCGTCGAACGCCCGGATCATCTCCCGGCCGCCGGACGCGGCCTGGCCGATGTTGGCGTTCATCAGGTTGACGGCGGCCCCGAACTGGTCGAGGGTCGCGCCGTTCCGGGCCAGCGGGGTCTCCAACGCGGAAAGTGTCGTCGCTGCGAAGCCGATCTGCTGGCCGAGGTCGTTGATCCGCCCGGCGGCGTCCACGGCGGCCTTCCCGAAGGCGACCACGGTGGCGGCGGACAGGGCGGGGACGAGGGCGAGGAACTGGCCCTTCAGTGTGGTGAGCGCGCCGCCCATCTGGGTGGCGGACTGGCGGACGGTGCCGTTGACCCGGCGGAGTTCGCGGTCGAGCTGGCTGGCGTCGGCCTTGATGCGGACGACGAGCTCGTCAAGCGTCGCCACGGGACCTCAGTTTCTGGTGCAACTCCTCCCGGCTGTCGCGGTCGGGGTACTTCGACTCGTCGAACGGCTTCACGATCCCCTTGGCCTTGGCGTAGCCGTCCCAGGCGTGGGTCATCTCCCAGACGTTGCTCTGCCAGAACGCGTCCGGCGGCCAGCGGAGGACGCCGAGGGCGAGTTCCTGGTACTCGGCCCAGGGGAAGCGGGCGGGCCGGCGAGCCGCCCGACCAACTCCCCCATGCGGGCGCGCGCCGCCTCCCGGTCGGCCTTCGGCGACATGGCGACGGCGAGCCAGGCCATGAGGTGGGCCTTGACCATCTGGTAGGCCGGGGAGGTGACGCCGACCTCGTCCAGGAGCAGCGCCCCGTACTCGTCTACGCTCCCGCCGGTGGCGGCGGCGAGCAGCTGGGCGATCTCGTCCTGGCGCATGTCGAGCACGGACGCCTGGACGTCGATCAGGTCGCGGCGGAAGGCCTGCTGGACGGCGCGGAGGGTGGCGAAGCTGCCGTCGAGGGTGAGAGACGTCCCGGCCAGGGTGAGGGGGTAGTCGGGCGACACCTGCGTCACGCGTACCCCCGGAGCTTCACCGCCGCCACGGTCATGCCGGTGGCGTCGGAGAGCGTGTAGCTCACCTGGCCGGACGAGTTGTTGAACCGGTCGGGTGGGAACGGGCCGACGATCTGCCGCCCGCCGTTGGTACCGGAGCCGGGAATGGTGACCGTCTCGCCGGCGTCGGCGGCACTGACGTCCCCGAAGCCGGGCTTGCTAAAGGCGTTCCCGGCGATGGTCAGGGTGCGGGCCGAGGCGTTGCCGTTGAGGAAGACGAGGAACGTCTTCCCGTCGTTGGCGAAGACGTCGGCGGCCGCGGCGTTCTCGTAGGTGAAGGCGAGGCCGGTGAAGACGGCCTCCTGGATCGCGAGCGTTCCCATGCGTGACCCCTATGCTGCGGTGAAGGTCCAGGAGCCGGACGACTCCAGGGTGGCAGTAAACGTCTGCTCGCCGTTGAACTCGCCGGTCAGCTCGTAGCTGGTCACCTGGAAGCTCCCCTCCAGGGTGTCGCCGTCGGCCCAGCCGAGGGCGTGGGAGTTGATGGAGTTGGCGAAGGCGTAGCCCTGGAACGTCTCGAACCCGGCGTCGTTGCTAACGACCCCGCCGAACGTGACCTGGATGGAGCGGGTGCCGGCCCCTTCGAGGAGGGTGCGGTATCCGCCGCTGCTCTTGTTGGTGACGTCCACCGTCTCGTTGTTCAGGCGGACCGAGTGCGTGCGGCAGTCGGCGACGGTCGTGCCGCCGCTCCAGGTGCCGGTCTTCAGCAGGAAGTCCCTGCCCTTGTAGTTCGTCATGGTGTCCCCTCCGTGGGTTGGTTACGTGGTCACGAGCGCGCGGTAGCGCTGCACGCCGTGGTAGTAGTGGTCGGTCCCGCCCTCCGCCGCCTCCTGGAACGTCTCCTCGAACTCCCAGCGGACCTGCACCAGGGAGAAACCGGCGACGGTGATGCCCCCTTCCTGCTGGTGGAGTGCGTCGAACAGGTGGCCGAGGAGCGCCTTGACCGACTTCCGCCCCGCCGCCTCGAAGTCCCAGGCGTGGACCGTGACGGTGAACTCCCACTTGTCGCCCGACTTGCTGCCGGCGTCGGCCAGGGTGTCGGCCCCGATCACCACGTAGGGGGCAGGTGTGCCCTGCGGGACGTGGTCGTAGACCTTCGGGCCGCCGAGCGCGGCGGTCAGAGGCGCATACCCGGTGAGCCGGGCGTAGACCGCGGTCTGGAGGGCGTTGTTCGGGCTGCTCACCGGCGGACCGCGTGGGTGACGGCGGTGCGGACGGCCTTGTTGAGCCGCTCCCGAATCCAGTTCTTCGACCGCTCGAAGGCGGGGAAGAAGAAGGGGCGGGCGGCCATCCGGGACGTGCCGAACTCCAGCATCCGGGCGTATTTGACGATCCCACTCCCGGCCCGAATGACCCCGGCGGTCTCGGACGGCTCGTAGGTGCCGGTGATGCTGTTCACCAGCCGGCCGGTGTCCGAGGCCGGTGCCTCGCCCGGGGCGGAGGCGCGGTGGGCGACGGTGCGGCGGCGGTAGACGCGGCCGGACTTCTCGCCCGACAGGATCGATTTCTTGGCCTCGGCCTCCACCTTCTTGGCGGACGCGAACATCCCCCGGGCGAGTTCTTTCGCCACGGCGTCGCGGACGCGCTGCGCGGCCCGGTCGATGCGGTCAAGGCCGTCGACTTGAACGCTGAACTCCATCAGCGGTCTCGGACCTGGATGCGGATCGTCCGCTGGTCGATGCGGCCGGTGGCCGTGGTGACCTGGCAGACCACCTCGTAGGTCGCGCCGAGCGTCCCGCCGGAGAGCCACACGGTGGCGGTGGTGGTGGCGTTCGAGGTGGCGGTGGTGGTGAGCCCGGCGGGGACGGTCCAGTCGACCTGGGCGATGGTGTCGGCGCCGAGCCAGGCGGTCCAGTCGACCGTGTAGTCCAGGCGGGCGGCGGGGTCCTTGAGGAACGTGTCGGTCATGCGGCGGTCAGGGTTCGGGGTTCGGCCGGGACGGCGCGGGTGCGGGCCTCGGCCCGGACGCGGCAGGTGCGTGCCCCGGCGGGCGGGGCGGGCGTGAAGAGCGACGGCGTGCCGGCCGCGGCCCCGGACGGGAGGCCGGTGGCGGCGACGGCAGCCGCTCCCGGCGTGACCGTGCCGGAGCCGAAGGCGGTGCCGGGGTCGATCGAGGCGACGGTGACGGCGTTCGTGGCCGCGAGGGCGGCCGAGCCGAGGCTCGCGGTCCCGGCGATGCCGGTGGCGGAGATCGTGTACGTCGGTGCGACCGCCGGGCTGCCGAACGCTTCGCCGCTGGCGATGCCGACCGCCTGCACGAGGGCGATCAGGGTGGGCGAACCCAGGGCTGAAGTACCGGCAATGCCGGAGGCGGTGACGGAGTACGTGGCCGCGACGGCGGCCGACCCGAACGCCGTGGTCGCCGGGATGCCGGTGGCCGCGACGGTCACAGAGCCCGGACTCAGCGTCGGGCTGCCAAACGCCTCCGTCGAGGCCAAGCCGGTGGCGGCGATCAGACTCCCGCCGGAGCCGACAACGGCACTGCCGAACGCTTCAGTAGAAGCCAGACCGGTGACGGTGATGGAGACCGCCCCGGGGGCAACGGTGGCGGAGCCGAACGCCTCACCTGACGCGATGCCGGTGGCGGCGATCGTCGAGCCCTGGGTGAGGGCGGCGGAACCGAACGCCTCCGTGCCGGCCAGTCCGGTCGCCGTGATCGTGACCGCACCCGGCGTGACGGTGGCACTGCCGAAGGTGGCGGTCGGACCGATGCCGGTGCCGGAGATCGTGGCGGTTGACAAAGCGGTGGCCGACCCGAACGCGGCCGTCGGGGACAAGGCCGTCGCGGAGATCGAAACCGCGCCCGGGGCGACGGAGGCGGAGCCGAAGGCCGTCGCGGGCGCGATCCCGGTCCCGGTGATCGTCACCACCCCGGGGGTCAGGGCGGCGGTGCCGAACGCGGCGGTACTCCCCAGGCCGGTGGCGGTGACGTCCTGGGCCGGGGGCGCGGCGGTGACGCGCAGGTTGTCCCAGAAGGTGTCGACCGCGCCCGTCGCGTCGGAGTTGAACCCGACGCCGAACGCGACGTACGTGGTGCCGGGATCGAGAGTTACCCCGGTCAGGTCGGCGGCGAGCGTGGTGCTGCCCGTGAACCCGTTGGCGGACGTGACGATCTGCCCGTCCACCCCGTCCGTGACGATCAGGGTCAGGTGCGAGTCCGCCCCGAGCGAGGCGCTGGTGACGTCGACGGCGACCTCGCTCGCCCCGGTGAGGTCGACGGCCGAACTGCTGTAGATGTCTCCCGCCGCGAGCAGGGCGTAGCCGAACGCGTTCTGGACGCGCCAGGAGTGTGTGCCCTGTGTGACGTGGCCGGAGGACCGGGTGACGGTCGGGGTGGATACCCCGCCGCTGCCGTCGCCCCACTCCAGGTCACCCGTCCACGGCTCGCTGCCGGAAAGGGTGTCGAAGCTCTCCAGAGGTGCGGGGCCGGACGGGGCGGCGGGGAGGTAGAACTTGGGCGTGTAGCGGCGGAGCAGGTCCGGGTAGCCGCGGCGGGCCTGGTCGGACTCGGCGGCCGCCTCCGCCGCGGACAGCGCCCGGTCCCAGACGGAGACGCCGTACACCTGCAGGCGGGCGGCGTTGCTCCCCCCGGTGTCCTGGCCGACCCGCATCGGGTTGCCGGTCAGGGCGACGGCCCCGCCCGGGGAGATGCTGCCGGACCCGACGGCCACCCCGTCGGCGTAGACCGTGGCGGCGGTGCCGGCGCGGGTGAGCAGGAGGCGGAGACGCGTCCCGGTCGGGACGGACCCGGTCGCCGTGGAGAAGCGGAGGCTGCCGCCCTCGTAGTAGTCGAGCCGGCCGGTGGCCGTGCGGTAGTAGGCGAACCCCTCGGCCGAGTTGTACGCCCGCCCGAACACCGCCCCGGAGTCGGCCGTGGCCGGCAGGACGACGGCGTCCACCTGGAGCGACCACGAGGCGCTGCCGTTCGACGACGGGGCGGACTCGACCCGGTGGGCGTTGGCGGAGATCGCGACCCGCTCGGCGTCCCACCCGCAGCCGCCGGCGAGGGTGCCCGGGTATCTCTTGCCGAGGTCCTGCCAGGTCAGCCCGGCGGCCCACTGGGGGACGGGGAGGAGCCACTGGACGCGGCCGCGGTTGAGCGGGTGGTCCGCGACCGGGTTGCCGAGGTCGATCAGGCGCGGGCCGGTCACGCCGCCCCGCTCAGGTCACGGTCGCGTAGACGGGGGTCACGGAGACGGCGTGGTTGCCGCCCGTGCCGTTCAAGGCGACCCCGGTGTTGTGGGCGGCGAAGACGACGAACTTGCGGGGGCACACCCCGCCGAACAGGGCGGCCACGCTGACCGGGCCGAAGAAGTAGGCGCGGTCGGAGGTCGTGGCGTCCACCGGCATGACGGCCGCGAGCTTGAGAATGCCCGAGCCGACGCCGGCGCTGGTGACGGTCTCGGCGCTGTCGGTGCCGTCGAACACGTCCGGCCAGGTGCTGTCGTCCTGCGTGGCGACGACGGAGACCCGGATTTCCGTCCCGGCGGTCGGCGACGTGCCGACGGTGACCTTCCCGGCCAGCAGGTAGTCGAGGTACAGGTTGCTGCTGTTGTCCACCGCGGTCGACTCCCGCCCGGCCAGGAACGTCGAACTGGTGGCGAGGGAGGCGAGGGTGAGGGTGAGGGCGGAGCTGGCGGCGTAGGCGAGCTTGGTGCTGGCCACTTATACCCCCAGGTTGCGGGCCGAGCCCGCGTCGAAGGGGGTGACGGTCACGCCGGGGCCGAACAGCACCTCGGCCCGGGAGCCGGGGCGGGTGAGGATGGCGGCCTTCTGGTCGGCGGTGAGGACGCCGTCGATGACGGCTACGTCGAGCAGGGCGGAAACGCCGGGGTGGCCCACCTCCACCGTGTCGGTGGCGGTCAATAGCCCGAGCATGCGGTCCCACTTCCTCTGGAGGGTGTCGGACAGCGACGCGAGGCCGAGGACAGCCGGGGCGACGGCGAGGAGGAACTCGCCCTTGGTCCGGTCGGTCATGGCAACCGCGCCGACCCCTTCGCCGGTGGCGGCGTTGAGGATCTCACAGATGGCGGGGTCGTCCCCGGCGGTCACCAGCGCGGCGTAGCCGAGCGCCAGCGGGTCCGTGTCGAGTTCGGCCTTGAGGGCGGACAGGTCGAGCGGCATCAGAGGGCAAAGATGCGATTGGACCCGTTGTCCCAAGTGACTGAAATATCACCAGAATTTGGCGTGACCGGCAGTCCGCTGGCCACCGTGTCGAGGTAGGCGATGAGCGGGCTGGTCGCGGCGTTGCCGGTGTCCTTGTAGATGACCAGGGCTTCCACCGAGTTGCCCGACACGGCGCTGAACGTCACATCGGCGGCGTCGAACACGCCGTTGGTGACCGTCTTGCTGCCGAGCGTCTGGGGCGTGCCGACCACGGCGGCGCTGACCGAGCTGTAGTACTGGTGGGACGCGCTGTAGGTGTACGTGCCGGTGTCCACCAGCGCCACCTTGATGGTGTCGGCGTCCAGGTCGACGGACGGATTCTGCGACAGCAGGGACTCCTTGAACTTGGGGTAGAGGGCGTTGGCCATGTGTGACTCCTAACGGGTTTCGACGGCGCGCAGTTCGAGGAACGCGTGGGCCTCGTTGAGGTTGATGACTTCCTTCACGTCCATCACGCGGGTGCCGAGTTTGAGCCGCCGGGCGGTCGTGGCGGCCGCGGTGTACCGCGTGGTGACCTTGTGGGTGACGGGTGTTTGCAGCTGCATGGCCTGCATCTTTTCCCAGCCCTTGAGCGGCTCGACACTCGCCCAGACGGTCAGGGTGTCGGCCCACGTCTCGGTGGACCCGCCCTGGCCGTCGGACGTCCGGGTGACGGTCTGGAGGACGACCCGCTGGTCGAACCGGGCGGGGTTGACCTTGAGGCAGGTCACAGGGTCAGGACGCGGTAGTTGCGGAGCAGCGTCTCGCACGAACTCGGCAGGTCACAAACGGTCCGCCCGTCGTACATCGCCTGGGCGTGCATCAGGATGGCGGTGCGGATCGCCTGGGGGACGGCACTAGCGATCCCGTGCCCGGCGACGTAGGTGATCTCGATCGAGCCGAGTGGCCGGAGGTTGCCCGGCCAGAACGCGGAGGCGTTCAGGACCAGGCGGGAACCGATCAGGGTGTAGTTGGAGGGGGCGTAGACGGAACCGGCGTTCTCGGTGTCGGAGGTCACGACGCCGGAGACCGACTGGATGGGCTGCCGGGGCAACTCGATCGCGGACGGGAGCGGGCCGGTCAGGGCGCTCACCGGCAGGTCGTACACGCCCTCCGGCAGGTCGAAGCCGCACGCCCCGGCGTCGAGGGCGAGCCTCCAGGTCTGGGTGACGAACGCCCGGCGGGTGTACTCCTCGGCCGCCTGGCGGGCGGCGGTCAGCAGCGAGGTGATGAGCGGGTCGTCGTCGTCCGCGTCCACCTTCGCCCACGCCTTGAACTCGGACAGGCCGACGGGTTCGGAGGTGGGCGGTGTGACGAGCGCGAGTGACCGACGCACCGGCTACTTCTTGCCCTTCTTGGGCTTGGCCGGGGCGGTCGCCGGCTCGGCGTCGGGCTCGACCTCGTCCGCCCGGACGTCGGCGACGACGGGCGAGGGCTTGGTCTCGGTCGGGCCGGTGACCTTCGTGTGGCGGGCGGCGGCACGCCCCACCGGCAGGTCGGGCGGCGCGGGTTCGGCCCAGCCCTCCCCCACGGCGACGGCAGCCAGGGCGTCGGACAGGTCGGCGGTCGTGCCGGCCGTGAACTCGTGACTGTCGAGTCCGGTCTGGGAGCCGCGGAAGTCGTGCAGGATGTGGTAGGGTTTCATCGGGAGTCCTTTCTGCTGGCGAAACGGGGGAGCCGTGAGCCCCCCGGTCCCGGTTAGCTGGCCGACTGAACGACCGGCAGTACGCCCGGCTTGGACAGCAGGGCGACCGCGGCCAGGACGGCCGCGCTGGCGTTGTTGGCCGGGGTGACCGTCAGGCGGACGTACCGCTTGGTGCCGAGGTAGCCGACCTTGCGGACCTCGTTGTCGTCGTCGAACTGGAAGCCGGCCGCCGCCTCCGGCGCGGTGCCCGGGGTCTGCGAGATCAGGTCCGCGTCGGCCACGGCCGCCGCGTCGCTCAGGTTGGCCTGGTCCCCCTCCTCCAGGAGGGTGACGAACGTCGCGTCCGCGTCGGCGATCGAGCCGAGGGCGATGACGAAGGTGAGGGCGTCGAAGCCCTGGCGGTCGATGACCTGTGACACCTGGGCGGTGTTGTCGGACACGCTCACCGGGCTGATGGCCCGCTTGACGAGGGTGTTGGAGGTGGCGTCGCGCATGGGGAGTCCTTTCTTGCGAGGTTGAAACGTGCGACGGCCGGCGCCGAGCCGCCGGCCGTCGGGCGGAGGTGAGGTTAGGTGCTGATCTTGCCCAGCTTGATGGCCTCGTGGTTGACCACGGCCCCGCCGACGCGGGTCGTGGTGTAGAACACCACGAACGGCTTGGCGGTGTACGGGTCGCGGAGCACGCGGAGGCCGACGCGGTCGACGACCTGGTAGGCCCGGCGGAAGTCGGCGTAGGCCACGGCCAGGGCGTTGCTCCCGACGGCCGGCATGTCGTTGCCGAAGTACGCGGGCTGCCCCAGGAGCGTCGGGCGCAGGCCCGCGTTCTTGTCGTAGGTCATGTTGAACACCGGGCGGCCTTCGAGGTCCTTGACCTTCAGGAACGCCGCGTTGGTCGACCGCCGGTACAGCCAGGCCGCGTTCGCCTGGTACGGCTCCTTCAGGGCGTTCTGCAGGTCGACCATGCCGTCGTAGGTGACGGTGCTGGCCGAGCCGGAAACCACCTGCTCGATCTGCTCCTGGGCGACGTCGGTCCCGGCCGCGTAGGTGAGGAGGCCGCGGGGCTTGCCGACGCCGTTGCCGGACACGAACGCGGTCGCCTGCTTGCGGGCGAACACGTCGGCCACCTTGCCGGCCAGCCAGGCCTCCACGTCGACGATGCCGTCGTCGATCATCTTCTGCGTCGCCTTCGGCTTGGCCGCCAGCTCGTGAACCACGATCGCCTTCTTGCCGAGCTGCGGCGTGGTCTCGGTGGACCCGGACGAGGTCTCGCCCACCCACTCGCCGTCGGCCTCGCCGTTGTCGAGCACGTACTCGTAGGAGTCGGTGTTGATGGCGACGACGCCGGCGAGCTGGCGGACCGGGGTGGACTCGTACACCCGGGTCTGGATGATGCCGCCGAACTCGGGCATGACCAGGTACCCGCCGTCCGGGTCGGAGCCGACGGACAGGGCCTTGGCCTCGTCGGGGGTGAGGGAGGCGCACAGGTACTCGCCGAAGTCTTGTTGGTTGGACTTCTTCGAGCGGGCGAACTGGTTGAACAGGGCGTTGCGTCGCGCGCGCAGCTCCTCGCCGGCGGCCTTGGCGTCGGCGGCGGGCGGGCGGGCGAATGCGGTCCGCAGCTCGCCGAGTTCTTTCCGCTGGGCCTCGATCTCGCGGTCCTGGGCGGCCTTCGCGTCTTCCAGAGCCTTGGCGGCGGCGGCCGCCTTCTGGGCGACCTCGACGCCCTCGCCGATGTCCCGGGCGAGCTTGTCGAGCTTGGTCTGGTCGAAGGCGTCGAGCTTCGGGGTGATGTCCTTGAGCTTCTGGTCGAAGCCCTCCACCATCCCCTTGTATTCGTTGAACGCGCCGAGGGCGGCCTCGACGGACTTGGTGAGTTCCGTATCTACGGTCATAAAATTGCCTATGCTGTGAACTGGTTGAACAGGGCGGCCAGCCGGGTCTCGGCCGCCGCGCGTGGCGCGATCACCTCCTCGTCGGGCTCCCCCCGAGTCGTCAGTGCCTTGAAGCCGCGGAGGGCGACCGTGGTCGCGTCCTCGCGGCTGAAGAGTCCTGCCTCCCGCAGGAATTCCTCGAACTCCCGGATCGTCTCCGGGCGTTGCTGTTTCACGCGGGTGATGACCGCGCTCTCGTTCGCCGGGAAGGTGACGAGCGAGGTCTCCCAGAGCTTGACCTGCTCCAGGCGGCGCGTGCCGGACGCCTTGTCGAACGCGGCCTTGGTCGGGGTGTAGCCGATGCTCAGGCGGTCGATGGCCCCGCTGCGGACCTCCTCCGCCGCGTCGCGGCCGAGCGTGGTGTTGAGCGTCTTGCCCGCCAGGATCAGGCCCTTGCTGTCCTCGGCGGCCCTCTCCCACACGCCGGGAATGCGGTGGGGGTCGTGCTGGTAGAGCATCTTGGGCATGCGCTGGGCGAGCGAGTCCTTGAACGCCCCCGGGAGGACGACATCCTTTTGTGAGTCGGTGTTGCCGAAGGTGGAGGCGTAGCCCTCGATCGTGGCGTACCCGGCGTCGGTGAACTTGACCTCGAACTCGGTCAGTTCGATGTGCTTGGTCTCGATGGTCATGGGCGTCCTTGCCTGCTAAGTGGTTGCTTCCTCGAAGGAAATGGCGCAGCGACAGTTAATGAGATTCGCCGGACTGGCACTCGGGTCGCCGGGCCGGTCCATCCGCTCCCCGCCCACGCTGAACGTCTCGTCCAGGGGGATCGGGGGGTGGTTGGTCATCGCCCGGTGGTCGGGGCGGGTGCGGTCGTCGAGCGTCGGCAGCCAGGCCTTGAGCATCCGCACGCCCAGGTCGCGCTCGGCGTCGCGGACGGTCTCGATGCTGCCGAAGGTGGCGGCGGCGTGCGTCTCGGTGCGGGCCACGGTGGCGGCACGGAAGGGGGTGAGCCGACTGACCTGGCGGATGTTCCGCGCGATCTCGGCCGTGCCCTGCCCCTGGCTCACGCCGTCGGAAATGGCGCCGCGCACGTCTTCCAGGTCGGTGGCGGCGATCAGGGTGGCCTTGCGGAGGGCTTCTCTGCCGATCCACTCCTGCATCCGGCCGGCAAACCCGATGGCTTTCAGCTGGGCGAAGGTGACGGCGGTCTTGGTCTCGATCGCGGTCGCGACCAGCCCGGCGGCCTCCCGCCCGACCGGCTTCGAGCGGATCGAGGCGAGAGCCTGGGCGGCGAAGTGGGGGGTCACCCTCTCGTAGTGGTCGGTCAGGATCTGTTTCAGGCGGCGGCGGTGGCCCTCGGCGATGTAGCCGGGGAGCGTGCCGGTGTACTGGTAGGCTTGCGCGGCGTGGATGATCGCCGCGTTGCGGGCGCGGCCGGCGGTCACACGGAGCTTGAACTCGTATTGGTCGAGGGCGTTCAGCCAGACGCCAAGGCGGTCAGGCATCGACCGGGACCAACTCGACTCGCACGTTCCTGCGGTGGGCGAGGAAGTGGGTGGTCAGCACGTCGTCGCCGAACCCGCAGCGGAAGCGGACCAGGACGACATGGTCGTCAGCGTACAGCACCTCGCTCGCAATTCGGATCGCCGGTGCTTCCCGCGGGACGAAGTCGGCGTAGATCACGCGGCTCATGTGCCGAGGACGGCCACGGCGTCGGACAACTGGTCGCGGTAGCGCCAGGCCAGGGTGCGGAGGTGCCGGCTCGCTTCAGGCGTGATCGGTTCGTGGGCGCGGTTGTGGGCGTGGGCGCTCATCATCCGGGCGAACCGCTTGTCGGGACTCCCGACCGGGAAGCGGACGGCGTGCAGCGCCTGGGCGACGCGAATCTCGTTCGGTGTCACTCGTCCTCTTCTTCCAATGTCCCCTGATCCGCCGGGCTGTCCGGTTCGGCCAGGGGCACCGCCCCGACCAGGTCGAGCGGCACGTCGGACGACGCGACCAGCAGGGTGTCGCCGTTCTCGATGTCGCCCAGGCCCATCGCCCGCCGCTTCTCGTTGATCGTCATGTACTCGGCCGCGTTGATCCGGGTGGCCTTCTCCTTGCGGAGCGGCTCCAGGGCCGGGACCATCTCCTCGTCGTACCACAGGTACAGGTCGTCCCCGTACAGTGGCACCAGCCAGCGGTTGAACGCTTCCAGGTACAGGGTGAGGGCCGGGATCGCAGTGTCCGTCCAGAAGGCGAGCTTGGCCTGCTCGTAGTTGGAGAACGTCGAGTCCCCTGGAATCCCGAGCAGCTGGGGCGGCACCCCGAAGGCCAGTGCGATGTCCCGGGCCGCGCTGTGCTTGCCGCTCAGGAAGTCCATGTCCTTCGGGTTGAGGGACATCTCCTGCCACTCCAGACCCCCTTCCAAAAGCATCGGCCGGCCGGCGTTGCGGGTGCCCCCGAACTGCTGGTCGATCATCTCCTTGAGCCGGAGGTATTGGTCGTCGGTGAGTGTGGCAGGTTGCCCCTCGGCGGTCTTGACGACCAGCGCGCCGGAGGGACGCGCGCCGTTGTCGATCAGCCCCTTGTTCCACCGCTGGCCGCCGGTGTGGATGTCCACCCCCAGCGCCCCGGGCTCCAGCGGGCTGAGGCCGTACCAGGGGTTGAGCGGGTGGAACGACTTGACCTGGAGGACCGCGGACCGCCCGGTGACCTGGTCCACCGGGTAGGTGAGGAGCTTCGAGGCGTCGGGCCGGTACTCGTAGGCCGAGGGAAAGAAGCCCTCGCCTTTGACCACCTGCACCTTGCCCGGGTTGAGCAACTGCAGCTCGCCCACCGTTGCGCCGCCCCGCCGGCGGGGGGCCGGCCCGTCCATGCCGTTGCCGAAGACGTAGGCGCTCCCGGACAGCTGGTGGTAGGCGGCCAGCCAGGCCATGAACTCCCGACCCGACTGGGCCGGGTTCGGCCGCCCCATCAGGTCGAGCAGCGGGTGCTCGTCGATCCGGGTGAGCGTGCGGCCGGTCTTCCGGTAGAGCTGCGGCTCGACGGACGCGACGGCCCAGGCGATGCGGTTGATGCAGGCGAAGGCGACGACCGACTCGGCGTACCCCTCGGCGGCCAGCTGGTCGAACGCCGCCCCCGTCAGCCCGCCCTTGCGGGCGGCGAGGGAGAAGAAGTACGACGCCGCCTTGGTGGCCGGCGGGGCCGCGTCCTTGCGGCGGAACAGCCGCACCTACAGGCTCCGGAGCGACGGCGTGACGGGCCGCCCGACGAGGGCGTTGAGCGCCCCGGACAGGGCGTCGACCTGGTCGTCCTTGGCGTTCGGCGAGGGGAAGTTCTCCAACTCGGCCAGGAAGGCGTCGTTCCACGCCCCTCGGACGATCTTGACGTTCCCGGCCTCGGCCTGGGCGGATGCGGGCATGGCTCGTGTCACCTTGTCTCCTGTTTCGCGTTCGGCCCGGACGGGGTAGCCGGCCAGCCGGCCGACGAGGTATTTCGCTTGCGCCTTGCCCGCCTGCCCCGGATCCTGCGGCAGGCTGACCGTGACGGCGGGGCCGTCGGCGGCGGCGGTGTTGAGGATCGCGGCCTCGACCCGCTGGGGGCTGCCGCGGAACCGCTCGACGTGTTCCACGTAGAAGGTGCCGTGTTCGTCCCGGGACAGCCGCAGGCCGACGGTCCAGTCGGGGTCCGTGCCGGGCTTCGCCTCGGTGGCGGCCAGGTCCCAGTGGCGGACGCGGCGGGCCTGGGCCGGCGCGACGTCGACGACCTCGAAGTAGCGGCGCTTGAAGTACAGTCCCGCCGCCGGCCGGATCTTCCAGTTCCCCTTGAGCAGCCGCTCCCGGTTGACGTGGTCCTGGGCCTTCAGGTTGCCCAGGTAGCCGGGGTCCTTCTCCAACAGGATTCTGTTGTCGAAGACGCTGGAGGCGACGAACGTGAACGACTTGACGTCGTGAGGGGTCAGCTCGGCGAACTGGTCGAGCAGCGCGTGCGGGTGGTCGGCCCAGATCAGGTCTTCGCCGTGGCGGACGAAGTACCGGATGACGCCGCTCCGCTCGGGGACGGCGTACCCGGTTTCGGGGTCGATGTACCACTCCACCAGCCCGGCCACGAACGAGTCGGGGTCGGGGTTGCAACTGGCCCGGACGTACGGGCGGACGCCGCACGTCGAGCGGTTCCGGCTGAACATGTACCAGAACTGCGACCGGGTGAAGTGGGTCAGCTCGTCGAAGGCGATCAGCGGGACCTGTGCCCCCTGCCAGCTGTACTTGTCGTTCTCGTGCTCCAGGTGGGAGAAGCTGACGGCCGCCCCGGACGGGAAGGACCAGTCGAGCTTGCCCTCGCGGGGGACGCCGCCGAGGGCCTTGTAGAGCGGCTGGCTCTCGTCCCAGAGCGCCCCCTCCTTGGTGATGTCGGTGGACTGGCGGCGGAACACGACCGCGCCGAAGCCCGGGTTCTTCAGGTGCCGGGTGGGCTCCAGCAGGAGGGCGAAGCTCTTGCCCCCGCCCGCCGCGCCGCCGTAGATGGCGACGTCCGCCGGGGTGGCGAGGAAGACCTCTTGGGGGCCGGGTTGGGGCCTAATCCCGCCGGTCGCGGCCATTGTCCGGAAGGTACACGTGGACCTGCCCGGCGAGGTTGAGCGTCAGGCCGCCGGGGTGGCCGTCTTTGAGCAGGCCGATGTGCTTGGCGAGGCTGTCGAGCGCGGCCTTCTTGTCGCTGAGCTTGAGCTTGTGGAGGCGGCCGACGTGCTCGCGGTCCGCCCCCTTGCCCTCGTACAGGTCCTCCACCTCGATGCCGCTGACGGCGGCGACGGTGTCGTCGTCGAGGTCGTGGATCGGCCTGAGCCGGCCGTCCTCGTCGAACGCCTTGCGGATGTCGAGGAAGGCGAGGCGGGCGTACTCGGTCAGGACGCGCTCGGCGGTGATCCCGAGCCGCTCGGCCACGGACTTCTGCCCGTCGACGATGGCGGCGGAAACCTTCGCATTGGTTAACAGTCGGGACGCCTGCTGGGCGGCGGTCCGTTCGCTGTACCCGGTGCGGATGGCGGCCTGGGTTCCGTTCTGGTCGATCAGGTACTCCCGGACGAACCGCTCGACGCGCGGCGTCAGCCCGGTCACTGGGGCTTCTTCGGGCGCTCGGGGATGGCGAGCTTCTTGAGGTGGTCGTGGAGGGACTTGTACGGGTCGGTCATCGGCGGGCGAATGCGGCGAGGATGAGGGCCACGAGGACTAACGGCAGGAACGGGAGCATTGGGCGCGGTCCGTCATGCTGGCCTCCGGTGGCGGGAATTCGATCTTGCCCGATTCTCACACGATTGGGGCAAAACGTCAAGTGGCAATGTGAGTGTTTTCGGCGGGGCATAAAGTGGGCGTAAAGATCACCGCCGGGCCGCGTCCCGCCGGTTGAAGAACGCCACCAGGTCGTCGAGCGCCGATTGCAGGTGGCGGATGTTCCCCTTCCCGGCGAACTCGTCGTGGCAGCAGACGGCGAAGGCGAGCTTCTTCTCCTTCACCCCCCGCACCGCGTCCATCGCCTCGCGGAACAGCCGGCCGGACGCGCCGGGCGGGTCGGGGTTCAGGTCGCGGCTCCCGCCGGACGACTCGCGGTACTGGAACTGGACGAAGCCGGTGGAGGTACAGCCCTCGCGGTAGAGGCGGTGGAGGCGGCGGGCGGCCTTCAACTGGGGGACGGTGATGTGGTCGCGCTTGAGGTAGTAGCTCAGCACGTCGCGGGCGTAGACGGAGAACTCCAGCCCGCCGCGTTCGGTCGTGATCTGGCGGACGTCGCCCTTGGCGTTCCGCTCCCGGGTGGGGTAGACGATGGCCTCGACCCGGCCGTTGACGATCCGCTGTTCCCCCATGCCACTCCTCAGTTTTGTGGAGTGTGACACAGGCGAGCAAGTAGTGCAATTGTAAGATTTGGTTTACAGATTTGCACTCGGGCCTGAACAGAATCCTATGATTCGCGCCTGGGGCGACGAAAAGTGTGACCGCGGAGGGAGAATAGGCATAGTGGGCAAAAATAGTGGCGACTTTCTACGGCGCTTCTAGCCTTTTTTGTCGCCCGGGAGACTCCCACGATGAGGAAGCTTCAGACACGATTCGGGATCGCAGAAGCCGGCCTGGTAGCGGGGCTTCTTTATCTGATCTTTGCTGCCGTCGGGAAGACCCACCCTCCCTTCGGTGCGCTTTCACTCGGATGCGGCGCGCTGTACATGCTTCTCCACTACGCCTGTCACCACAAGGAGAAGCGGCCGAGCATCAAAGGACTAATCCGAGCAGCGATTCCGCCCGCGCCGCCGCCACCTCCCAAGCCGCCTACCGCACCGGTGGCCCCACCACCCGTACCGAAGAAACCAGCGCCTGACACGGTAGTGGACTCGGACACGACGATCATCGAGGCACTAAAAGAGTTGCGACAGCGAATCGATCATATCATGGCGAAGCATGGTGGCGAATCCGATGAAGTCGGGTAAGCCATATTACTCGCCAGCTAGCTCTCGGCGTACTTGTTCCAGTAGCTCCTGCTCCTTCCCATACCGTGCTTCAAATGCCCTGAGTCCCCGGTGAACGGCAATGTGCCCGCCGTACCGGGGCGTGCCGTCGCCGTCCTGGTGGTGGACCGGGCAGAGGGGGATGGTCTCGAAGTCGCTGGCCTTCCGCCCCATCGTGCCGCAGTTGATGTGGTGGGCGTGGGCCGGCGTCTCGCCGAGGTTCTCGTTCCGGCAGACGACGCACCCGAGGGACGCCACGCGGGCCAGATCGGCACGCTCCTCTGGGATGGCCGGTCCGGCCTGACCCTTCATCCGGGCGGGCTTCTTACCCTTCTGGAACGGAGGGAGGTGGGTGAGGCTCATGACTTCGGCCCGACAGTTTCACCGGTTCTGACAGCCGACTGAAGGACGTGCATGGCGAGAAGGGCGCCGTAACCGGGATGGGGGATGGCCTGCAAGGAGGCCAGCAATTCACCTTGGTTGAGGTCGTTCGCCTCGATCAGATCGTCGCGGTATGTCACGCTTCCTGCTCCCGCGTGGCGGCGATGTGCCGGCGGATGGGGGCGGCGATCTGGTCAACCACTTCGTTGACACGGCCGCTCCCGGCCGGGTCGCCGGTATCCCCGGGCTTCCGCTTCAACCCGCTCACCGCCTCGATGAGTTCGCTCGCGTCGTCCGTCACGTCAGGCCTCCTCCTGCCGGTCTCCGTACCACGTCCGGGGGGCCGCTCGCTTCTCGGCCAGCTTGGCCCCGATGGCGTCCAACGCGCCGCGGGTCCGGTCGAGGGGATCGTCCCTGCCGGGGCCGCGATCCACCCAGGGCGTGACGGGCATCCAGCCGGTGACGTGCGGGCCGAGGACGGTCGAGAACCCGGACATCGGCGGCGAGTTCGGCTCGATCAGGTAGCCGTCCAGGCAGGTGTCCTTGATCCCGTGCGCGGCCCGGAAGTCGTCGGACAGACGGAGCCGGATGCGGGTGCGGAGCGGGGGATGCTCGGCAATGGGGTCGCGCCAGATCACGGCCGCACCTTCGCGTACTCCTGGGCCTCGAACGCCCGTAGAAAAGCCCGGTCTTCGCTGTCCGGGTAATAGCCCTCCTCGATCCGCTTTCGCAGCGCGGTGTAGGCGGCGGCCGAGAGGACCGGCGGGGGCGGGTCGATGATCTTCACGATGTCGGCGGGTGCCGGCAAGTCGGTGTGCCGCTTCAGATAGGTCGCGAAGGCCACCCGGATGGCCGGGTAGTCATACTCGCCGAGGACGAGGACGAAGACCTTGACGAGGTTGCCGAGTTGCTCCGGCTCCTTGCCGTAGACCTTCAAGGCGTCGTAGCACTGCGCCAGGAGGGCGGCGAGTTGGGCCTGGGCGTCAAGGCTGGTGGCCAAGGTCGAGGAGGGCCTGCTCGATGGCGGCACGAGTTCGGTCGGCCTTGCTGCCGGGGCGGGCGGCCTGGCCCAGTGCGGCGTTCCCGGGCCGTAGCTGATGTTGGTGCTGTGGGCGGGGCCGGCAGCGGTCCCACTCGAAGGCTCCGCGGTAAGCAGCGATGTAGTCGACATAGGTCTTTCCTTTCGATGTGCAGTAGTCCTTGAATTGCTCAAGCACGAAGTGCTCGTCGTGCCGGAGGTACTTCCCCTCGGCACGCTTCCGGGCTAGCCAGTCGGCGATGTGATCGACGGACAGGTCCTCAAGTCCGATCCGGGTCTTGCGCCCGCGCGGGGTGTGCACTTCTCCCTCTGCCTCTGTCTCTGCCTCTGGGGTAGCGCCGTGCGGACCGTCCGCTAGCACCTCGCTAGCGTCACGCTCCATCTCGAAGAAGCCGTGCTCGATCAGCGGCTTGACGGCGTCCTGGAACTTCCGGACGGGCATCCGCAGGCGGAACGCGATCTTCTCGTCGGCGGCCGCGATCTCCCCCCGGGACGGGTCCGGATTCTCGCTGGCGAGCAGCCACAGGCAGGGCGCTAGCGCCCTGCTAGCGTCCGGCAGGCAGTGGAACTCGTAGTCGTCCAGCAGGCCGCGGTGCAGCCGGATCCAGGGTGGGGTGCGGTCCTTGTAGTGCTGGAACCTGTCCCAGTTCTTCACGCGGTAGGTGGGCACGGCGGCACCTCCTGCGCGTCGGCGGGGCGGGCGAGGTCGAGTTCGCGAAAGAACTTGCCCTGGAAGTCGGTGTCGGTCAGGAAGAACCCGACGAACCAGACCGCCTGGTCCAGCCGCTTCGGGTCGAGGCGGGCGAAGGCCATCGCCAGCTCGTAGTAGTGGACGCTCCTGGCCCCGAGCTTGCCCAGCTCGATCGCCAGGCCGCGCTTCATGACCTTGAGGAAGTGGGTCTCCTTCTCGTGGCACGGCTGGCAGAGGGTGAGGAGCGACGTGTCGGGGTAGTCCCACGGGTCTCGGTCCTGCTCGTAGTAGCAGTGGTGGACGTTGAGGGTGGCTCTTTCGTCTTGACAGAGTGTGCAGGCGAAGCCGTCCCGTTGCATGATCTCCAGCCGCTTCTTCTGCCAGCGGGGGTCGCGTAATCGTTCGGAATAGGTGGGCATCGTACCTCCTGTAAGGTGAGTCCCGCAGGAGGCAAGGGGAAGGAAGCCGCCTACAGGGACGGTTTCTCGCGCGGCCACGCTATCCTTCCCCATCCGCGGACCGTGGCACCGCCCGCGCGCTCGGTCAAGCTATTTGTGAATCCACGCCGGATTCTTCCCGAGCTGGGGCCGAAAGCGCTGGGCGAGGAACCGGTTAGCCGTCCGCATCCGCTCGTCCAGCGACATGATCGACAGCCGCCGGTCCGTGAAGCCCTCGGCCTTCAGGACGCGGTGGGCCATGTCCACGATGGTCATGTCCGACGGGACGGCCGGCTCCTGGCTGGCGGCTGATCGCTGTATCGGTCCCCGGGTTGCGGGTGGCTCGATCAGGCCGAGGTAGACCATCCGCCGCCGGACGGACTGCTGCTCCAGCCCGATTACCCCCGCGATCTCGCGGGCATTCATCCGCTCCCGTTTCCGCAGGTGTGAGATGGTGGCGTCGTAGTCGGTCCAGTCGATCACCCGCATGGCAGCTCCGTCAGCGTTTTCTTGGTCACGATGTGGATGTCGTCGGCGAAGTTCGCCCGGTAGAGCTTGGCCTTCACCCGGAACACGTCGGTCAGGACACCCTTGGTGTCCTCGCGGACGACCCGGCCGGCGGCGAGGTGGTAGTAGCTGAAGTCAGGGATGACGACGCAGACGGTCGACCCGTCCGGCCCTTTCAGGGCGATGTGCTCCTGGCGTCGGAGCTTCGTGATCTTCCCTTCCCGCTCCATGTCGAGCAGGAACAGCCAGCGGTCGCGCTCCAGAATCGAGTCGAAAGCCGCGCCCTGAAAGACCACTTTCGTGTTGCCGTACTTCGGGCGGCCGCCCTTCCCGAACCTCATCCGAGCGGACCGTACGTCTCGCGGTTGGTCGCCTGATGGCGGAACGACTTGAGGTCCTTGTTCTCCGCCTCCAGGGCCGCCACCCGCTGCGTCAGGGTGCGGATCTCCTCCCAGCAAAGCTGGAGGACGCCCATGTCGGCCGCGGTCAGCATGTCGGCCCTGTGGCCCCGCAGCTGCTTGGCGTAGGCGTCAGCCCGGGCGACGTGCGGAAACTCCATGCTGCCCTCCCCTCGCCTTGGCGGCAATCGACTTCCCACGCCGCATGTTCTCGATGACCAGTTGCGAGATGGCCCCGCTCAGCGACAGCCCCAGCCGGTCGGCCTCGGCGTGAAGCCAGTCGTACACGGGCGGCGGGATACTGATTGATTTCTTAACATATCCTATATGCATATTAGTGCGACTCCGGTGCGAATAGTTATTGACGACGTGGTAATACTGTGATAACACTATTCACATAACCGGTCAACAGCCAAGGAGGGCACCATGTACTGGCGTGACAAGAACGAGGGCATCCTCGAAGACTATGAGGCCGCGCGGGATGACTTCGCCCGCGCCCTGGCCGCCCATTCCAACCCGCCCGTCGGGTTCATCGCCGTCCACCTCTACCTCATCGGCGGGATTGTCGGCGCGCTGACCGTCGAGGAGTCGAACGATGCCGCTCAGGCGTTCGTCGACGCCTTCCCACGGCTCTGCGGCCGGGACGCCGAGCGGTACTTCCGCGAGCTGACGGACGAGGTGTTCGACGCCAAGATCTCGTCGGTCCGCAGGGAGTTGGACCCGGACTTCTACGCTCCGACGCACCACGCGGACGTCGCGGCCCTGCTGGAGAAATACACGCTTGCGAAAGGAGTCACCCCATGAGCAAGGACAGCACGACCCACGTCCTGGAGTTGATCGCCGAGGGGTTCACCCCCGACGCCATCGCCCGCAAGATCGGCCGGAGCAAGGGGACCGTCGGCCGCCGCCTCAAGGAGGTCGGCACGTCGTACCCGGAGGCCCGGCGGCACTTCCGCCGGGGCGGGACGGTCGCCGGCCTGCTCAATCGACCGTCGGCGTCGCCAACCTTCTCGCCGACCCAGCTTGACCGGATCGAGCGCCTGCTGGAGGAGAAAGTGACCAACCTCACGGTCCTGGCCGTCAACCTCGAAGCCAAGCTGGAGCGGCTGCTCCAGAGGGGGGCGCTATGAGCTACGCCGTCTACGCGGTCGTCGTGGCCGTCTCTCTCGTCGCCTACGTCGTCTCCCACCGGAAGCAGATCCGGGAGGTCTACGGCACGGAAGGTCTCGCCTGGTTCGCCGTCGAGTTCGGGGCGCTGTGCATGGTCTTCGTGTCCCTGTTCTGCGTCGTCATGCTGCTCGGCATGCTCCAGCTGACGCTGTGAGGCCGGCCATGACCATCGAGAAAGAGTCTGAACTCCGCACCGCCCTGATCCAGTTCGCGGCCGCCTCCGAGGCGATCAAGCTCGCGGACCCGGAGTGGCTGGCCCGCCTCCAGGCGGACAGGCTCCTGACCGCGATCGTGGCGGAGCTCGAACTGGCCGTGGTCGCCATCCAGAACCAGCGCGCGGCAACCAGCGGGGTCTTCGGGCCGGTGGAGGTGCTATGACCTCCCCCGACACGTCCGTCCACGGCATGGCGCTGGGTATGGCCCGTGCGTACCTGTTCCAGGCACGCCTGGTCCTCCAGAACGCGGCCCGGTTCCCGTACCCGGAGATCTACCGGGTGCCCGAGTTCGCCGAAGACCTGCAACTCTGCCGTGCCGCGCTGGACACGCTACAAGCCTTAACCACCAACCAAGGAGAAGACCAATGACACTACTGCTACCGAAGGAAACCGGGGGCGACTTCGAGCGCGTCCCCGCCGGCACGTTCGTCGCCACCTGCTACCGCATCATCGACCTGGGAACCCAGCAGGGGGAGTGGAAGGGGCAGCCGAAGTTCCAGCACAAGGTGATGTTCTCCTGGGAGTTCCCGGACGAGCTGATGAGCGACGGCCGGCCGTTCACCATCCACCAGCGGTATACGCTCTCTGCTTCGCAGAAGGCGAAACTTCGCCAGGACCTGGAGTCGTGGCGCGGCGTGCCGTTCACGGACGCCGACTTCGGGGCGTTCGACATCGGGGACGTCTTGGGCAAGTCGTGCCTGATGGGCGTCGTCCACGAGCCGAAGGACGGCAAGGTCTACGAGAACATCAGCTCGATCCTGAAACTGCCGAAGGGGATGACCCCGCCGCCGCTGGTGAACGAGCCGATCTACTTCAGCCTCGGGGCGTTCGACCAGATCCTCTACGACAAGCTGTCCGACAGCCTCAAGGCGGTCATCGCCAAGTCGCCGGAGTACCAGCAGCTCATGGGTGCCCACCGGATCGAGAACGACGTGCCGGACGAGTACTCCTACGGGGCGGTGCGGACGGACGATCAGGAGATCCCGTTCTGATGTCGGGGAACCTGCAACTGGAGCTGGGCAAGGTGGCGGACATTCGCGCCCTGCTCGGCAGCGACGACCCGGACCTGCTGCACGACGTGATCGAGGGGCAGACGGGCCTGTTCGAGATCGTGGACTGGCTGCTCGGCCGGCTCGCCGACGAGGAGTGCCTGGAGGAGGCCATCGCCGCCCGGGTGAAGGCCCTCGGCGAGCGGAAGGCCGCCTGTGTCAACCGGCAGGACCGGCTTCGCTCGGCGCTGCTGCTGTGTATGGGCGCATCGGGCCAGAAGTCACTCCGGCGGCCGGAGGCCACACTCTCCGTGTCGCTGAAGGGGCCGGGGATCGCCCACATCGACGAGTCGATCCTGCCGGACGCCTACTGGAAGACGGAGCGGAAGGTCAGCCGGTCGGCCATCTCGGACGCCCTCAAGGCGGGTGTCGAGGTGCCGGGGGTGACGCTGGGCAACGGCGGCATCGCCCTCGCCGTGAGGCGGCGGTGACCGGCCCCTGCCCGTATTGCGCCTCCCCCGTGGAAAAGGTTCTTGGCTTTTCCATCTACGGTGACCGCTGGCCCGACCTGGCTTATCGACCCTTCTGGGCCTGCGCCCGCTACCCCGCGTGCGATGCCTACGTCGGCTGTCACCCGGGGACCGAGAATCCGCTGGGACGGTTGGCAGACAAGGAACTGCGGCGGTGGAAGCGGCGGGCGCACGCCGCGTTCGACCCCCTATGGCAGCGGAAGCTGGAGGAACGGCGAGCGGAGCGTGGGCCCGAGTACCGGAAGCACTACGCCCGGGGGTCGGGCTACCGGTGGCTGGCGGAGCAACTCGGCATCCCGTTCGAGGACTGCCACATCGGGATGTTCGACGTGGAGACCTGTCGGCGGGTGGTCGACCTGTGTGAGCCGTACCGGAAGCGGCTGAGGAGCGTCGCATGACCCTCCCCCTGACGAGCAAGGCCAACCGGCCGTTCCGGTCCCGGAAGGAAACACCTGCCGCCCTCGGGCACGGCGAGGGCTGGTGCCGCGAGATGGACCGGGCCTGGGAGAACGGCCACTACGCGGTGCTAGCGAGAGACATCCAGACGGACTGGGGCCGGGTCACACACCTCTTCATTCGGAACCGGGACAACTCCGACATCCCGTGGGCCGACAAGCAGGCGATGAAGAACAAGCTGGCGGGGTATGACAAGCTCGCGGTGGAGGTGTTTCCACCCCACCCACAGCTGGTCGACGCGGCAAACGCCTACCACCTGTGGGTTCTTCACGACGTCACCCTGCCGTTCGGGCTTCATCGGAGCGACCCGTGACCGCCGCGCTGGAGTTCATCGCCCCGGTGGTGGACGGCCGGTTGCCCGACCGCGACGCCCGCCGCATCGGTGAGGCCATCCGTCGACTAGACGGCAAGCGTGTAGTGGTCACGGTGAAGGAGGCAAAGAGGAAGCGTAGCACAAGCGCTAACGCGTACCTCTGGGGCGTAGTCTACCCGCCTATCGTCGCGGAGTTTCGCCGGCATGGCAATCTGGTCGACTCAGAGGACATTCATCTCTTCTGCAAACAGCATGTCGGCAAGCTTCGCCAGGTACTCGTCACTCCCGACGGGGAGGTGCTGAACGCGACCGGTTCTACTCGACATCTCTCAACCTCGGAGTTCGGGAAGTATGTCGATGCCGTGATCGCGTGGAGCGCCGAGGTACTCGGGATCGCGATTCCGCTCCCGGATGAGGGGCGGTTAGCATGAAGGACTTGACTGGACAGAGATACGGCCGCCTCGTCGTGCTGGAGTTTGCCGGCCAGGGTGCGAACTGGAACTCGAAGTGGCGATGCCGGTGCGACTGCGGCGGCTACTCGGTCGCGTACGGCAACAACCTCCGCCGCGGACTGACCACCAGTTGTGGCTGCTACCACCGGGAGCGCGCCAAACTGCTGGCGACAACGCACGGGCAATCCAGGCCGGGCCAGTGGACGCCCGAGTATCGCACCTGGGCGTCCATGCTGACCCGCTGTGGCAACCCAAACTCCCGCGGGTACGCCACGTATGGCGGACGCGGAGTCGCCGTGTGCGAGCGATGGCGCGCGTTCGAAAATTTCTTCTCAGACATGGGGCCAAGGCCGACACCGTCACACAGCATTGACCGGATCGACAATTCGCGAGGCTACGAGCCCGGCAACTGCCGCCGGGCTACAGCCAAGGAGCAAGGACGCAATAAGACCAACAACGCATATGTCGACATCGGCGGCCGGCGTCTTGTTCTGGCGGAAGCGTGTGACCTTTTTGGCATCAGTCATTCCCGCGTGCGAGGCAGGATTCGCGCCGGCTGGCCGGAAGAGCTAGCGGTCACAACTCCAGTAAGTTGTGGTGTGCGTTTAAAACGGGTGTTACCAACAAGCAAAGGAAACCAGTCATGACCGCAATCGGACACAACAGAACCCGCGTCGGCGGGGTCGCCGCCGACCAACTCCGCTCGATCGTTGAGCGAGTCGAACGCTTGGAGGAGGAAAAGGCCGGGCTCGCCGCCGACATCCGCGACGTGTTCGCGGAAGCCCGGGGCAACGGGTTCGACGTGCGCGCCCTTCGCCAGATCCTCAAGCTCCGCAAGCAGGACGCGGGCGAGCGGGACGAGCAGGAGGCCGTCCTCGACACGTACAAGCTCGCCCTCGGGATGCTCCCGCTGTTCGAGGGGACGGACGACGAATGACCCACCCCCGCACCCGCCTCATCCTCCTCGCCTCCCTCGTCTGGCTGTTCGTCTTCGGCACGGGCTGGCTGGGTTGGGTGGACATGCAGCACCTCCTGGCCTCGCACCTCCCGTGATCTTCGCCTCCTGCCAGAGCATCGAATGCGACCTGGCCGATCTGGGGAAGCTCGAACTCGCCGCCCGCAGCCTGTACCACCGGAGCCGGAACCAGAAGTGGGCGGAGGTCGCCAGCATCGCCCGCGAGCAGGCGGACCGGGAGTGGGCGACCCTACAGGCGCAGCCGGCGGGCGGGACGTGGCTGGAGCGGATCGTGGAGAGACAGAAACCAATTGCAGTGGAGTGGGATCGGTGAGCAGAGAAGAACAGTTTGGAATCGTGAAGGGGTGGCTGATCGCCAAGGAGGCCCCGCCCGCAATCTTGGACGCCCTGGCGTCGATCCGGCCGGAAGCCCTTCGGATCGAGGTCGGCCCGTCGGCGGTAGACGGCGGATGGACGCCTCACAGCTTTGAGGAAGGGGATGTCGGGCAAGTCGAAACGCCCTCTGGGGCCATGTGCTTCGACCTGCCGCCGAGCCAGTCGGTAACTGCCGCCGCAGGGTCCAGGCGAAGGGGAAGACAGCCTCGCATGGGCGATGAATGCCTCCACCAGGTGCGACAGGATGTGGCGGACGGGTTGAGCGACGTGGAGATCGGCAAGCGCTTCGGCGTCGGCTCGCAGACGGTGGCCGACTTTCGTCGGCGGCATGGAATCGCGAAGCGGCAGGGCAAGCAATACCAGAAGACGCACTCATGGGGTTACTCGGGCGCGAAGGCGGAAGCCACTCCGCTCCGAGGCGAGACGGTCACCTACACCGACGAGGACGGCCGGACGGTCACGAAGCTCCCGCCCGGTTACGCCCAGGGCATCACGCCGGGCGTGACGGCCAATTCGTCCAAGGGCTACTGACCAGCGGGTTGCGCGAGCTTTGCAAGTGTGCCAGAAACGAAAGGCCGAGGCGTTAGCGCGCCGTCGGCCTGTCTGACCACAGCGAAGGAACGTTCGCCATGACTGCCGAGAGCATAGACCCGTCCGCCGCCAAGGGCAACGAGGAAGATTACACCGGTGCTTGTTGCTTGCTCCTGCATCGGGGTGGCTCAGTCCTGATCGATGCCGATTTGCTCGATGGGTTGCTGTCCTATCAGTGGCACATCCTCGACGGGCGCGTCATTGCCCCGGCTGACACGGGGCGCACTCGATCTTGCCGCCCGGTAAAGACAATGCTGATAATGCACCGCTTTATTTTGGATGCCCCACGACACCTGGATGTGGATCATCGAAACCACAATACGCTGGACAACCGGCGGTCGAATCTTCGACTGTGCACTAAAAGCCAGAACAACATGAATCGCCGACCAGCCAAGGGAAAGCCTACCAGATACAAGGGGGTGTACCGCTGCACCAACACCACAAAGTGGCAGGTGATCGCGCGGGTGCGTGGCGAACAGCATTATCTCGGAACGTTTGCTGACGAGGTTGCCGCCGCGAAAGCGTACAACGACTTCGTGCTCGCTAGGTGGGGCGAGTTCGCTTACCTCAACCCCGTCTAAAGGCGAATATCCCCGGGAAATCGGCCTCCCTCCGGTGGACTCTTTTGGGGAAAGGGGAGACGCCTGAGATTAAATCCGTGAAACTTGACCTTAGTGTTTTCACGTCTAGTATGCTGCCGACCCATCCCCATTCCGGCAGCCTCTTGAATGCTTCTGACGAACGATAACAGCCCGCCGATCTCCCCCGACGGGCTGCCGACTGGGTCAGTCGACTGGCTTGCTCTGGAGCTACCCGGGGTCGTACAGGATGACCAGCTGATCCACCTCGTTGATCCGCTCGCCAAGCCATCGCATGATCGGCACGGCCATCGAGTTCCCGAGTGCCTTGTACCTGGGGCCGTCGGCGGCAGGCTTGCCCCGGTACGGGACCAGCGTGTAGTCGTCCGGGAAGCCCTGGAGTCGCTCGCATTCCCGTGGCGTGAGGCGGCGGACGGCCAGCAGCTGCTGAACGAAGTTCTGCGGCTTCATCCCCGGCTCGGCGGCCAGCGCCCCGGCGATTCTCCCGTCCCCGCCGACGTACCGCAGCTCGTCACGGGTGTTCTGCTGGAAGGCCTGGGCGACCACATTCCCGCCCTGGTTGGTCGAGTACCCGCCGCACGTGTCCAGGCACCGGGCCACGTCCACCGGGTCGGCGACGTTGGCCACGCCGTTGCCCGTCATGGCCGTGCTGTGCTCGCCGTGAACACGGTAGGCAACCGCTCCGACTCCGATCCCGGCGCGGCCCCCGTTCGATGTCAGGATGGCGTTCGCCGTCCCGTCCTGTCGGTTCGAGCCGCCACGCCGGCAGCGGGCCACCGCCGTCGGGTTGCTCGCCCCGAGCGAGGGCGAAACGTCCCACGAGCTGGCTCGCTGAGTGCCGCTCATCGTCGCCGGGAAAGCGATCAGGCTTTCAGCGGTGTCGACGTCGGTTCCTGGCGATCGACCTCCGCCCGTGCGGTTGCCTCCAGCGCGGAGTGGAGGGCCGGCGGCAGCGCCTTCCCCCGCCTCGCGGCCCGGCGCAAGATCCCGGCACAGGCTCTCGGGCTCAAAAAGTACCGCGGCGGCAGGTCGCCAGTCTCCAAGATGTCCGACAACGAAGACGCGACGGCGGCGCTGGGGCACTCCGAAATGCCTAGCGTCAAGAACCCGGTAGGCGAACCCATACCCGAGTTCCGCCAGCCCCCCGAGGAAGGAGCCAAACGCCCGTCCCCGGTCCTGGGACAGGACGCCGGGGACATTCTCCCAAACCACCCAGCGGGGGCGAAGCCCCTCAGCCAGCCGAACAAACTCAAGGGTGAGGTTGCCTCGCTCGTCAGCAAGCCCCTTGCGAAGGCCCGCGACGCTGAAGGACTGGCAGGGGGTTCCGCCGACGAGAAGATCGAGAGCTGCATAGTCATCCTCCTGGATGGTGGTGAAGTCCCCGTGAAGGGGGACGGTGGGGTAATGGTGCTGGAGAACCGCCCGGGGGAACGGGTCGATCTCCGAGAAGAACGCGGGCTTCCAGCCGAGGTGATGCCAAGCCACGGTGGCACTCTCGATGCCGCTGCACACCGAGCCGTAGATCAGCGGGCTTGCGCCGTGTGTCGAAATGGGTGTAGGGTCATTCTGCATCACCTTGCCTTTCCACGTAGGTTGATGTATCGGGCCGGGACGTTCACTCCCGGCCCGTCCTGGGTATCACGCTTTCCGCCAGAGCTCAATGACTCAAATCGTTCTCGAAGGTCGGGCGGGCGAAGCCGTCCTGACCTTCTGCCACGTGGCGAACGCGGGGGTGAGCCGGAAAGCCCCGGAGCGGAGGGAACAGACGGCTACCGGAGCAGGCGAGCCGTGCGAGTCGTCGCGCAGGTGGTGTCTGGCTTCCGGAGCGGAGCCGCCGGGCGAGCGCCGCGAGGGGCTTGGAGGCGAGGGGGCGGAGCCACCTGCTCGCGGACTGCGGGGGCGCCGTGCTCCGCATAAACGAGATCGCTAACTCCGCCGCCTGCAAAGCCTACTTCTCGGTCGCCGACTACATGATCGACGGCCAGGAGCTGGAGGCGTACTGGCACGGCCAGGCCGCCCCCATGCTCAGCCTGTCCGGCCGGGTCGAGAAGCGGGCGTTCGACTACCTGTGCGACAACCTCCACCCCGTCCGGGGGCAGAAGCTGACGGCGGCGAAGGGCGAGCGCCGAGTCGGGTACGACTTCACTTTCTCAGTCCCGAAGTCCGTGTCCGTCCTGCACGCAGTCGGTGGCGACGGGCGGATCGCCGACGCGTTCCGGGTGGCGGTGGCGGCGACGATGGGCGAGGTCGAGCGGGAGATGAAAACGCGGGTGCGGAAGCGGCGGGCGGACTTCGACCGGCCGACGGGGAACATGGTCTGGTGCGACTTCGTCCACAACACGTCCCGTCCGATCGGCGGCTACCCCGACCCCCAGCTGCACATCCACGCGGTCGCGTTCTCGCTCACCTGGGACGACCAGGAGGGGCAGTGGAAGGCGGGGCAGTTCGGCGACCTGAAGAAGGACGGGCCGTACTTCCAGGCGGTGTTCCGTTCTCGGCTGGCGGCGGAGCTACAGGGCCTCGGGTATGAGCTGAAGGCCAAGGCGGGCGACTTCGAGGTGGTCGGCATCCCGGCGCGGGTGCGGGAGGAGTTTAGCCGACGGACCGCGCAGATCGACAATCTGGCCGATCAGTTGGGGATCACCCGGCCGGAGACGAAGGCGAAGCTGGGGGCGACGTCACGGGAGGCGAAGAAGGAAGGGCAGTCGTGGGAGTCCCTGCTGGTCCACTGGGCCGGGCGGCTGACGAACGACGAACTCCGGGCGGTGCGGGACACGGTCGAAGGAGCCGACCTGCCCCTGGCGCGTGAAGACCGGTCAGCGGAGGCGCTCACCTACGCAGTCAGTCACCTGACGGAACGCCGCTCGGTGGTGGATCAGCGCGAGGTGATGACCGAGGCTCTCCGGTTCGACCCGACGGCCGTCTCGCCCGAAGCCGTCGCCCGCGAGCTATCCCGCCCCGGCCTGATCCGACGGGAACAGGGGGAGCGGACGGTCATCACCACGAAGGGGGTGCTGGCCGAGGAGAAGGCTCTGCTCGACTTCGCCCGGGAAGGGCGGGGGCGGTTCGTGCCGTTGGGTATTGGTCGCGTGCCGGACGCTACCCCGGCTATGCGGCAACAAGACCCCCGCGACTACTGGGTTAGGGGTGCTCCCGTGAGCGTGTCTGCTTTCCACGCCGACGCAACCAAACCGGACACTATCACTCTTTCTCCCTCCCCGCAAGCGGCTGATTCGGTCGTTGTTGACCGAAACCAGAACACAAAACCCGTTGTGTCCCAGAACTCGCCGAAACCAGAACACAACGCCCCTGGCGCGCCACCGGATCATTTTGTCGGCGCCGACAAGATGATCGTGCTCTCGTCATCCCCGCAGGGGAACCATGTTCCTGACGCCAGGAAAATGGTTCTCTCGCCCTCCCAGCAGCTTGCCGCCCGCCACGCCCTCACCTCGCCCGACCGGCTGATCGTCGTCCGCGGGGTCGCTGGGTCCGGGAAGTCCACCATGCTCCGGGCGGTCATGCCCCACGTCCGTGACCCCTGGGTGATCCTGGCCCCGTCCGTCACGGCTTCGCGCGGCGAGTTGAGGGAGTCGGGCTTCGACCACGCCGAGACGCTGGCGAAGTTCCTCGGTTCGAAAGAAATGCAGGACAGCGTTCGAAGTGGCCTGATCGTTCTGGACGAGGCCGGAATGGCAGGGATGAAGGACGTCGCCAGGCTCACCAAGTTAGCCGACCAACTGAACGCCCGCATCCTCCTGCTTGGAGACCGCCGGCAGCATAAGAGCCCCGTCCGCGGTGACGTCCTTTCCCTCCTGGAGGACAAGGGCATCCCGGTGATCGAGGTGGCGGAGATCAAGCGGCAGGCCGGGGAGTACCGCAAGGCGGTTGAGGCGCTGGCGGCCGGGAACGTGGCGAAGGGTTTCGACCGGCTCGACGCGCTGGGGTGGGTGAAGGACCATTCCGAGGGACACCTCGAATTGGTGGACGACTACCTGACCGCGCTGGCCGAGGGCAAGTCCGCCCTAGTCATCAGCCCCACCCACGCCGCCGGCGACCAGCTGAACGCGGCGATTCGGGACCGGCTTCGCGCCGACGGCAAACTCGGCGAGGACCGGCAGTTCAAGCAACTGGTGCCTCTGCACTACACCGAGGCTCAGCTCCGGGAAGCTCGGAAACACCCCGAGCCGGATGTTCTGCTCACCCGCTTCGGGGCGTACCGTCAGGACACGCTCGCCCTCGCCCCCGGTGACCGGATCCGCACCACCGCGGGCGTGAAAGACGTTTCCGGCAAGCGGATCGACAACGGCACGATGCTCACCGTCTCCGGCTTCACCGACGACGGGATCAAGGTGCGGACCGTTTCGGGAGCGGAACGAATCCTTCCTGAGGGCGTCGGCCATCTTGCTCACGGCTACGTCTCGACCAGCCACGCTTCGCAGGGCCGGACTGTGGACGTCGTGCTGGTGGACATGACCAGCCAGAACCTCCCCGCCGTGTCCGCATCCCAGCTCTACGTCTCTGCCAGCCGGGGACGGCAGAAGGCTGTGCTGTACGTGGATGACCGGGATGCGACGCGGCAGGCGATCCACAAGCAGGACGACCGGCCCCATGCGGTTGACCTCGTCCGTATTCGCGCGAAGAAAGTGCGATCCCGATTGAGAAAACACTTGGCTCGGCTGCGAGAAGGCCTCAGTATCGCCCGCGATGCCGTCATGGGGAAGCAACAGGAGGTCAGTCTTGAACGCGCGTGAGATCCGTGGGGCGGCAACGCCTGAAGCCGAGACGGAAGAGTCCGACCGGTGCGGCATGGCCAGCAACAAGGGGGCCTACGCCGGGGTGTGGGTCCGGTTCGACGACGGCACCCGCCGGGGCATTCTGTACGGGGCCATCGATGGCCAGGTGCAGCTGGACGACGGGATGTTGCGGTTCAAGTTCGACACGGTGAACGACGGGTCGTTCCTGGTGCGGGTTACGGGCAAGGAAGACGTGCTGGAGAAGATCGGGCAGCAGCTGACGTGGAACCAGCGAATGGTGCTTCATCCGCGTGACGGGGTAGTGGGGTCGGTCACGGTGGAGAAGGTGGAGGCCTCGTAAGCCACTCCGCCACGACCTTCGGCACCGGGCACTCCCCCGACACCCAGCGGCGGATGGTCCGGGGATCGCGGACAAGCTCACGGGCCAGGGAGGCTTGCCACCTCGGTCCGAAGCGCCTTTCACAGAGGGCGGTCAGCTCGGTGGGGGTCATGCCGCGGTCGCCGCCTCGGCATCCGCCAGCCGCTTCATGTCCGCCAGCGCGTCCTCGTTGCTGGCGTAGAAGTTGGGGATCCGCTCGATCTTCGGGTCGCTCTTGAGGTAAATGAGGGCGGCTGCGGCGGGGGTGCCGAGACACCACTCCATCGCGGCCCCGCCCTCGCCTGCCAGGGCGACGACCCAGCCGGCACGGCAATGCGTGGTTCCGCAAGAATGCCAACTACTCATGCTCAGCGCCCCAGGTTGGGAGGCGGCGGAGTAGACGGTTTGGTGGATGTTCGGGATTGAGGGTACACCGCGCAGGTCGGCACTGCTCAGGACGGCATCGCTCAGGTCGGCATCGCGCAGGACGGCACCGCGCAGGTCGGCACGGCTCAGGACGGCACGGCTCAGGACGGCATCGCGCAGGGCGGCACCGCGCAGGTCGGTACCGCGCAGGTCGGCATCGCGCAGGTCGGCACGGCTCAGGACGGCATCGCGCAGGACGGCACCGCGCAGGTCGGCACTGCTCAGGACGGCATCGCTCAGGACGGCACTGCTCAGGACGGCATCGCTCAGGTCGGCATCGCTCAGGACGGCACCGCGCAGGTCGGCACCGCGCAGGTCGGCATCGCTCAGGTCGGCATCGCTCAGGTCGGCACGGCTCCCGCCCTCTTCTCCGCGCAGCCATTTCTTGTGGTTCTCCAGCACCAGCTCAAGCGACAAGCCATTGAGCATGACCTTGCCGGTCCAGCGATTGAGTATCTCCTTCATAACAGCCTCCTTGCTGTGATGTGCCGGGCGGGATTGCCCATGCGAGATTCAGACACTAGGGCGACTGTCCGGTTCGGTCAAGAAGAAAATGCGTCAGGTGCTGGAGCCGTGCAGTCGCGCAGCGACCGAGCGAACAGCGAGCGGCGGAGGGACCGACGGCCGAAGGCCGGGACGCCCAACCCCTTCACCGACCCCGCTGGTACTCCTGACTCAACTCCCTGAGCAGCCCCACCACCGCATACAAAGCCGATCCCCCCAGACAAAGGGACACGGCACAGCGGGCGAAGGCGATCCGGGTGCGGTTCACGAGGGAGCCTGTTTACTGGCAGCCTCGAACTGCCTGGCTTGCCGTTGGGCCTTTGCGAGGACTTTAACGCACTGCTCCACGCAGGCGTCGCAGATGTAGGACGGCCGCGAGGCCACCAGGAAGTTGACCTCGTCCTCGCTCAGGCCACAGAATGAACAGTGCCGTAGACTCATCTGGTTACCCCCTTCGATTGCACTTCCGCCAGCATCGGCAGGCGCGAGGCCACCCAGAAGACGGATGTGGCTAGGACGAACTGGATGGTTGCGCGGTTCATGGCCGCCCCTGCTTGATGCGGGCGATGGTCTCCACGAGCTGCCCGCGCGTCAAAGCGTAAATCGCCTCAAGCTGACCGCGGCGCTCTCGCCATTCCAAGAGCAGGCAACGTCCGAACGGAGTCTGGATGTGGGGCTCTTCATCCAGGGGCATGAGCATCGTGGCAACGATCTCCTCATTCGGTTCACTTGTTCCACCGTACTTCTGCCTGAGCCGATCGTGATTCGCCAGAAGTTCCTCTATCTCCGCTAACGTCATCGTCCCCGCTCCTCCGCCGCCATTGCCAGGGTCAGCATCGGCAGGGACGAGGTCACCCAGAGGGCTGACATGGCCAGGCCGAGTTGGACGGTGGCGCGGGTCATCGCCCTGCCCTTTCCGAGTACAGCAGCACCAGCCGCAACACCTCCGCAGCCTCGCCCACGTACCACCTGGCCCCACCCCCGCCCCGAGCTCCGTCCACGGTCGCGTGACGCCCCCAGTCGATGAACGACCCGTCCGGCTGGCGTTGTAGCATGATCAGCCTCATCGCTCCTCCCGGAGAATGTCGAGGCGACACTCTCCCGAGTCGATCTCCCAATCCGATCCACTCTCGTCTACGTACTGGATTTTGTAGGGCATCCATCTGCCTGGCTGGAAAGAGTGGACCACCGTTGCCTTCCCATCCACGATCGCCTGCACGGCGACAGGGCCAAGACGACGGCGGAGGGGATCGGCGGCGAGGGCGACCTGGGCGTACTTCTCCGCGACGAATCGTTGCATCGGGTACTTGGTGCCTTCGCTCGCAATGATTGCTTCTGCAGCCGCGTGGGCCGCTTCCCGTTCGGAGCTCCTGGCTTCGACCGCACTCTGCTCCCCGTGCTGGCGGATGAGGGCAATGACCTGGTCGACCACGTCGGCAACGCGAGCGCTTCCTGCCAGATAGCCCGTATCGCCGGGCTTCGGTCTCAGCTTCTCCACCTCCTCGATCAACTTGCTCGTCACGCGGCTGCTCCCAACTTCCGGTCGTACATGATGATGCTCCCCGCCACGGACACGTTCATGCAGTGCCCGCTCGGGATGTAGACGAATCGGTGGCACTTCTCCAGCGCCCGCTTCGACAGCCCGTGATCCTCCGCCCCGAGGAGGTACACGCATCGTTCCGGATGGGCGAACTCCGGGAGGGGTTTCGCCTTCTCGTGGGGGAACTCGACGCCGATCAGCTGGCAGTCGTGCGGCAGGTTCGCGTAGAACTCGTCGAACGTGGCGTACTGGAACAGCGGAATGCTCCGCCATGCCTTGGTCGTGTCGCTGCCCTGGTAGCGGTAGCGGTTCCCGATAGTGAAGATGAACGCCGCCCCGAGGTTGTGGGCCGACCGCCAGAGCGTGCCGACGTTGTGCCCTGTCTTGCAGTTCTCGATGCCGATTCCGAAGTAACCCCTCACGTCCTGACCCTTTCCCTTCCTCGTTTCACTTGCTCCTGGGTCACGCTGCACTCCTCAACGCGGCCGCGCGAGCCTCGTTCAACCGGGCCATCGCCTCTGTTGAGCCGCCGACATCCGGGTGCATCACCCTCGCCTTCTCCCGAAACGCCCGTTCGACCTCCTCTCGGGATGCCCCTGGCTTGACACCCAGGGCGTCCCACGCGGAGTTGCTGGGAAGGGCGACGAACCCGGTGAACGCCTGTTGGACCATCTCCCCGGTGCCCCATCGCTCGATCCCCCGGAGAGCCTCGATCGTCTTCCCGACGGCATAGATGTTGTCGTGGACGATGTCCCACTTGTCGCAGGCGAAGCACATCTGCTGACCGCGGTAGCTGAAGTACACGGCGACGCCTCGGTCGTCGGGCGACCGGTAGGTGGCGTAGGGCAGACCGTCTTTGCGGAGGGGGATGTTCGTCGAGATGACTGGCAACGTGCCGCCAAGTCGTCGGATCTCTCCGAGGACGAACTGGCACGCCGCGCCGTGCGCCGTTCGGAAGTTGCTCCGCTTCGGATGGGAGCTTCGCGGTTTGCCCTGTGGCCACTGTAGTGGATACGCTTCGGTCATGATCGTACTGCCTCCTTGCTCCTTCGTTTCACCTGCTCCCAGACCGCAACCGCCTCGTCCCCGGCGGCTTCGGCCCATCGCTTCGCCTCCGGCTCGTCCGGGGCGGACACCACCTCGATCCCCCTGCGCCCTCTCGCTCGACGGATAGCAGCACCATCAACTTCTCGACCGCCTCCGGCACCTCCCGCTTCCCGGTGGCGTACTCCCATACCTGGGTGCGACACTTGCCGATCATCGGGCCGAGCCGCGTCCGCCAGTGGGGGCCGGCGATGCGGACTGCAACCTTGCGGAACTCGGCCGGGGTCATGCCGCCAACTCCGCGTTCTTGCCGCGAACCTTGACGATGACAGCGCGGGCATTTTTCTGACACGCCTCCAGGTCTGCCGGTTGGCTCCACTCGCATTCAACTAACGCCTCCACCGCCTCCAGCAACTCCGGCGCGGTGGCAATCAGGCGGGCGTTGGCCTCTTCCTCTGATGTCCGGATACCCGCCCCCGCGCGTTCCTTGTCTGCAATCACGTCGCAGACGAAGGGAGCCTCGTCATCCTCGCCGGAAACCTGGCCGTAGACTAGCCCGTTGTCGCCGTGTTCCCACGGCCCCTTCGTGTATGGTGTCTTTGTCATGTAGCCTCCTTGCTGTTGGTGCCGCACCGTAGCGCGACGCTGTTCGATTGTCAAACACCTTGTTGGTTGGGGCGGCCCTTGCGAGCCGCCCCGACTGATTCACGCTGCCTGCTGGGACTCCTTGCGGCCCTTCGCGTCGGCTCGCTTCTGCATCTTGACCCAGGCATAAGCCTCGCGGAGCAGCTCGGCCATTCCGAGCAAGTCGTCCGCGTGGAGCTGATCCGTCTCCTTCCAGGTGTCGTCGCCTTGGCGGTAGCTTCTGGTCGGGTTGACCGAGTAGTAGGTCTGTCCGGAAGTGCTGGTGTTGCGCCAGATCGTGACTTGCATTGTGCCGTCTCTGAGCTTGATTGCGGGTGTCGTCATGTCGTTCTCCTTCTGTTGTGCGGCTCCACCGCGGAACCGATGGGGAGCGCCCGAAGTCTCGGGGTGCTTGTCCCGACAGGAAGAAAAGCCGAAGGCTTCCGCCTTTCGCGGAAAGCGACTTTTGTTCTTGGCGGGAGGGGCTGGGGCTTCAGTCTCCCCGGATCGGTCTTCGTGTGGGGACGTGACGGGCGGCAGAGCAATGGACACGGAATCAGACCGGCGTCACGCGGGAGGTTCACTCAAGCTGAGCGAGTAAGGGGCCGACCCCGCGGCGGTAATCACGCAAGGCCTGCCGCTGTCGGTTATTCAGTGGATCTGACTACGGTCAGCAGGGGACAGAATGGACCAGGACGATCCGGAACTCGCGGCTGAGGTGGTCTGTGCCATCGCGCGGTCGGTCATTGCCGCCGAGGGCGATGCCGAGAAACTGCGGGGTCTTCCTCTCGGGAACACGGTACAGCGGCTGCTGGCGATGCGAGACGAACCCGGGGCGGACCGGGACCACCAGAAGCTGATCGCTCTCGCCTCGGCCGTGGAGCGGGCGAAGGACGGCGACGCGGAAGCTCTTGAGCAACTTCCTGATCTCGTGCGGGACATGCGGGAGTGGTTCGGTTTGCGGTACTGAACAAGTTCGGTGAGGCCGTCCAGCCAGGCCCATCAAGTCTTTCGGACACGGACCCGTGTGTCGCGTCAGGTGCCGGATCTGTTCTGTCCCGAAGGAGACGAAGCCGGTTTCGCACGCAGCCACTCCACCACAACCTTCGGCACAGGGCTTTCTCCCGACACCCAGCGGCGAATCGTCCGCGGGTCGCGGACAAGCTCACGAGACAAGGCGGCTTGCCACCTTGCCCCGTACAGCTTCTCGCAGATGCTGGGCGGTTCGGCCGGCGACATCGTCTCGCACGCATCCGGATACTCTACATTGGCCGGTCGATGCTATCGCTTCTCTTCGGTATCGCTTTCGTACTTGTATCGCACGCCTGAATCTTCCTGTGTCGACCCCACGTAGCTGAACGTGATCTTGTCGTTGAAGAGCGTTCGGCAGAGACTCCCAATGCACCCCTGTAGCTTGATCCGGACGCTCCTGAGCTTACCATCGGTGATCTCGACCTCGGAAACCTTGTACTTGATCGTGAACGGCCCGACCCCGAAACTGCCCTCGCCATTCGCCAACTCGTACCTCGTCGTGCCAGCGGGCCAGGAAAACTCGAGGTAGAACTTCGCATCCTCCTCCGTAAGCCTCGCGCACAGCTCCAACCGCTTGCCGAAGAGCTTCTCGTCCCAGCATCCCTCCCACAGAACGTTGGACTTGGCCACCAGCTTGAGCCCCTTGGGCTGGTTGGGCTGGGTGGCCTGCCCGGTCACTCCGCTCAGCCCGACCGTGACCAGCACCGCGAGGGCCATCACCACGACGCCGACCTGAGCCACCCGCTGCAACACGTTCTTGGTCATCGACTCCTCCGCTGCTAAACTAGGTAGTACTGCGAAACCCCGAGGTGAGGTTTACCGCGGCGAGTGGTTTTGGCGTACCGAATGCTTCGGCGGATCGGTGCCGCGTTTGTTGCATCACAGGCACGCCGTTCACTCGTGGGGTATCATCGTCGGCGCGGTAGAATCCGTCTATGGATAGTTTGAGGGGGGGCCGGCCACAGTGTCGGGTAATGCCATGAGCAAGTCCGCCCGTGTCCGCTTTGCAGACCTGAAGAAGCTGTACGAGATCGCAATTGAGTGCCGCGAGCTCGGAGACGACCCCAAGTACTGGCGATTGCATTGGTACCAGCGACTGTCCGCGATGATCGGTGCCGACTTGGCGCTTGGCGGCGAATTGAGCGGGCTTCAGACAGGTGAACCGGTGGCTATCGGTGTGGCTGAGTGGGGATGGGGCAACGGACTCAAGAAAGAAGGATGGGAAAGAGCTCTCCATCTGATGGAGTCTGACGCAAGATACAATCTTGCATTCCGCGGATACGCGAAGCGGCTACGCGAACAGGATGGCGTCGCCCTCAGTGTGCTCGACTTTGTGGATAAAGCCGATTGGTACAAAAGCCTGGAGTATGACGAAGTTCATCGTCTGATCGGCGTCGACCATACTATGTGGTGCGCCACGGCTATACCCAATACGAACAAGGACTCGAATAGCGTCTGTTTCTGTCGCGCGGCGGGCGAAAGGGACTTTAGCGGTCGCGACAAGGCAATCGTGGCCGAGGCACATGCAATCATTAAGCCGTGGATAGGAGGCCGACTCTCCAAATTCGGGGGTCGCTATCCAAGTCAGTTAACACCAACACAGCGGCGTGTGCTGGCACACCTTCTGGAGGGGGCATCAGATTTGGAGGTTGCCGATAGACTTGAAATGACCCGCAGTACAGTCAATAAGCATATACACGCCATCTTAAATCACTTCTGCCCAAGAGAGCAGGTGGCCTCGGCTGACAATCTGCAGCGCTCGCGTTCTAAACTATTGGCCAGGTGGGGAAAGCATGGATGGTGTGGTAGACGGGTATGGGCCGAAGGTTCGCCGCCGATATCAGGCTAGATACTACTTCAAGCAGCCAGAGATCGCAGATCTACGCGTCAGGTGGGGTAAGGAGCCGAAGGCGTCGCGAAGCGACCGAGCGTAGCGGAGTCCTGGACACGCCGGCCCGAAGGGAGACGCCCGTCACCTTTCCCTCCCGGAGTTCATCGCCAGAACCATCACAAGAAGCCCCAGTACAGTAACAGGAGCGGGGTGCATCATCGTGGAGAGCACCCGGGCGAAGGCGAAGGGATCTGGTTTGCGCATCCCCGCAGGTTGGCAGAAGTGAGTGGCTCGCGCAAGGCCACGTCATCGCTGGCGGCGTACCGCCGGAGCGTGATCGCCGGGCCGCTGGTCGCGCTGACCCTCGTCCCGGCGGCCGCGCTCGTGGGCATGGCGCCCGTGGCAGGGAGCTGGGCGGTGGCGGTCGAGGGGCTGGAGCGGCTGGCGATCGACATCGGGCTGATCGTCGTCGCCGGCGTGGTCGTGGTCGCCGTCAAGCAGGCGGTGGATCACAAGCGACGGCCGATGGTGTAGAGGGCCGGTGACAGAATACCGGGTCGCGCCAGGGTGGTATCGGGTGCGGGCCCTCCACGCCCATGCCGGAGCGTTTTTGGCCCACCGGAGGCGTGACGGATGCAGGAGCGACACGAGGTGCAGGTCTCGTTTCTCGACGAGGGGACGGCGGTCTGGCGGCCGGTCGTTGCCAGACTTGTCAAGCCGGGATGGTTTCAACTGCTCGGGCCGGTGCCCTACAGCGAGAGATGGGAGTTCCCGCCTGGGGCTGTGGTCCGGTGCGAGAGGCGGGCGCTGTCCGGCGGTGTGGTGCTAGTGGCCGTCGAGGGTGGGCCTGCCCGACCCGGCGCTCCCCCTGACGCCGGCCGCTGATACGCTTAACCTGTCTGGAGCGCACCACGCGACCGGCTCCGGCGGACTGGTCGTTCCGCCGCACGACATGGGCTTCTCGACTTCCGCCTTCCACCCATCGCCCGGAGTGAGCCGTGGGCACGAATCAGCGGTTGGGACTAGGGCTGCTCTGCTGCGCCCTTCTGGCCGTACCCGACGGCGCCCGGGCACCGGCCCAGGACGACGAGGTTAAACAGCGAGTCTCGGGCCTCCTCGGTGTTTTGGCCGATCCGCAAGCCCGTAGCGACCGCTTGCAGGAAGCGGTTGCCGCGCGGGTCGCACTAACCCGGATGGGTGCTCCGGCCACCCCGCAGCTGGTCGATGCGGTGTTGACGAATCCGACGTCCTCGAACGTCGGCTACACTGCCGGGCAAATCCTGCTGGACATCGGCCGGCCGGCCCTGCCCGCGATCCGCGCCCGGTGGGCGGACCTCAACGACGAGCGGCGGTGGCGGCTGATGCCGGTGCTCGAGAAGCACGACCGCGAGTCCGTCCGGGCGTACGCCTGGAACTGCCTCGACGCGGACGGGCCGACCCGCATGTCCGCCTGGGGCTTCATGCTCCGGGCGAAGGACCCGCGGGCCGCGGACCGGTACTTCGACGCCCTCGCCGAGGGCTCGCGGGAGCCGGCGTACGTCCGCTGGCTTCTTCTCCCGGGGGAGCGACCGGTCTATGACGAGAAGCGGGAGACTACCCTCCTCATCTACCTTCTCGAGCCGGGGAGTTGGGTGGCGAAGGGCGAGGGCCAGCCGCCTCCGACGTGCGTCCCCCCGCCGTGGTGGCCGGATGGGCGACCGGAGGTGATCCGCGTCCTCCACCGGCGGAAGGTCGTCCCGGCGGCCCCGGATCTTCTTCGGGTTCTCCAGGAGAAGGGGCCGGGGGGCGGGTACTTGGCCGAGCAAATCATTCCGGCGCTCGCCGACCTGGGACACACGGAGGCGATTCCGGAACTCGAACGTGTTGCGGCGAGCCGGCCGGAGCCGGGCCGGGCCGACGGTCCCCACCCGTACGCCCTGAATGACTACCGGGCCGTTCGCCGGCTCGCCGCCGACGCCGTCGAGCGACTCCGTCGCACGAAGCGCTAACCTCCCCGGCTGTTGATCGGCACCCAGTGATCGGTCCCTCACGCGGTACGGCCCCATTCGGTTTCGAGTCAAAGCATGAAGCAGACTCTTCATGCGGTTGGTCGCATGGAGCATGGTCCTTCTCGCGGGCGCGGTGATGGCCGGTTCTGGGGCCGTCGCTGACGCCCTCCAGGGGGACGGCAGTGCAGCCGGTTGCCGGCCTGCGGTTCGTGCTGGCGGTCAGCGCCGCAACTCGTGGAGCATGTCCAGCGCGCCGTCATGGGGCTGGACCGGCCGCTTCTTCTCGGGGACATGGCCGGGGCGCGCGGCGACGATGTAGCGATTCTTGATCTGGCCGGTCATACCTGCACCTTGAAGAAGCCGAGCTTCCCTGCGCAGGGCGTGAACGGCAGCTTTTCAGGCTGAGCCAGGCAGAAGCCGAACGGTCCGAAGAACCAAGTCGAGGAACTGGCGGTAGCCACGTCCCAGAGAACGGCTTTGCCGACGATCCCGCCCCTCTCGAACTCAGCCGGCGTGGGGAGGTTGATCTCGGGAAATGTGTCACGTACCAACTCGTAGCCCGCCTTGTCGAACGACTTGCTTGCGTGGATCAGCACCTCGCCGCGGAACTTCGTGTTCCAGGTGCGGTTCTCGTAGGGCTTGTGTCCATGAACGATGAGCCATGCCCAGGGCTGCCGAACGCTGAGCGCTTTGGTCATGACCGGCCTCGCCAACTCGGGAATGAAATCTCCAGCGATCCCCAAGGGGTTCGCACCGCGAGCGAGGCGGGTCCATTCGCTCGGGGAGGCCACCAAGCGAGAGCGCGGTGTAACCTGATTCCTTCATGCCACATGACAAACAGCCAGTGGGTGTCGACCAAGGCTGGAGAGGGGCGAGGCAGGGTCATACGAACTGTCCGCCGTGGCTTTCGGCGAAGTGGATGCGAATGACGAGGAAGGGGACCAGGACGAGGTGCCAGCGCCAGTGGTATAGCTCATCAGTCCTGATCCGGAACAGGCCGGGGAGCCAGCGGTTTTTCCTGAGTGCCAGTGCGAAAGTCAGCTTCCGGCTTGGAACGGTCGGGTATTTCCCATCCCACATCACCCGGAAGACGCGGCAGAGCTTCTCCTGCTGGCTGTACCGATTCACGATCTTGATCTTCACCTCACCTCTCTTTCCGCCCGTCCTGGGCTGCTGGTTGTTTCATCGCGTCAGGTGCCGCAGCGAGCCGAAGGCGTGCGAAGCACCGAGCGTAGCGGAGTCGCGCAGGGACCGGCGGCCGCAGGCCGAGACGCCCTCATACCCTTTCACGCTCCTTCTGCGCCCTACGACGCCTCGCCATCTCCTCAACGCACTGTGCGACGCACTCGTTGCAGATCAGTCCTCCCCAGGCACCTTGAAAGAGCACCTCGACCTCACTGTCCTCTTCTCCAGCCCCGCAGAATGAGCAGCGCATAGTCCGCTTCCGTTGAGTCATACCCTTTCCCGCTCCCTCCGCCTGGCCGAGAGCGAATCCCAGATACCCGGCGCGAGTTCGGCAGCTCTCTCCACCCACTCCTTCGCACCGGGGATGGTCCGCTCGTACACCGCCCGTGCTTCGCAGTGGTGCGTCTCGGGGTTGGGGCTGATGCAGACGTAGGCGCCGTCGGGGAAGGGATGGACGGAACGGAGTTGCCGTTTGAAGGCAACCGCCTGATCCACCGCGGTTTTTCCGGACAGCGGGCTGTGACCGAGGGAGAGGAACGCCAGCGTCACGCGACCTCGCTCTCGGGCCACATGAAGGGCTTGCCGTCGCGCTGGAATATCTCCTTCAGGCGGCTCAGCGGAAACTCGTCACAGTCATCCACGAGCACGTAAGGTTCTCCATTTCCCGTGTAGGGATAGCCTTCGTCATTCGAGGCGATGATGCCTTTCACTTCATCCCACGCCTCCCCTGCGTGCTGCCCCACTCCGAAAGAGTAGGACACCTTGTCTCCTGGTCTCGGTTCCAGCAAGTGCATGCTGTCGGGGCAGATGATGTAGCGGCCCCGATCATTCATCAGCGGGTCAACCCAGCCATCGTCCAATGGTGGTTTCTCCCGGAAGACCATCCCGAAGTGCTTTGCCATCCACGCGGCGGCGAGTGAGTCGGTGTAGAAGTACCGTGTCATCCCCGCCCCCTTCCGCGCTCCGCTTCCAGCGCGACGACCGTCTGCTGGATCTGCTCGTCGGTCAGCTCGAACCGGTCGCCAGCGAGTCGGCCGATCACCCGAAACTTGTACGTTTGGTACGCGTCCCGCGCCCGGTCGTCGTCGCCGAGGGCGTCGGCCAGAAGTGCGAGGCTGAGCTGCGCGGGTCCGCTTCCGGCGTAGCCCCAGCTGAAGCCGTCAGGCGAGTGATTCCGCAGGTCGTAGCGGGGGTTCAGCGGGTACGCCTCCCCGCTCTCAGGGACGACGACAACCGATGCCCCGTCCGGGGTCCGTTCTCCGACGTATTGCTTCACTCGGCCTCTCTTTCTGCCCGTCCGTGGGCGGTTGGTGATTGTGGGATTGGGCTCTCCTTCAGGATGAAGATGTGGTCGCCGTAAGACTCCACCACCTCCATCCCCAGCTGCTCGATCACGGACCGCGAGCCGAACATCTCGTACCCGTTCGGGATCGGTTGGCCGTCCAGGTGCCAGCGGAACGGCCGGCGCACCAAGAGGTGTTCGCCGTGCCAGAGGTGGATCGCGTCCGAGATGGCGTCGGTCAGGCGTTCGTAGGGCAGCACGCGGTCGGTCATGGAACCTCTCGCACAATCGTCCCGTTCGCCAGTCCTTCGGCGAGAGCCGACTTCGCAACGGTCCGGGTGACCTGATTGTTGAACCCGCAGGAGGCCAGCTTGTAGGTGGCGGGGTCGTTCTCGACGACGTGCCAGCGGATGCGGTGCGTGTCGTCGGCGAAGTGGACGAAGATGCTCATGCCGCCAACTCCTTACTCGAGCTACGAGCCGCTTCGAGGGCGTCACGGGCATTCAAGACGACGGGTACTTCCGCCCGACCGCCTGAGATCAACTCGGCGGTGTTCAGTCCGTGCATCTCGGTCCAGCGGACCATGCTCTCTAGGGCTTCGAGCAGCTTCGGGGCTGCCGCGATCAGTCGAGCGTTGGCATGACCAGTGCCGTCAAGGAGCTTGGCGACTTCAGCAACGACGGCTCTCGCGCCGACCTCGTCCTTCTCGGCCTGAAGGACGTGAAGGCTCGTGCAGCGGGGATGGGGATCACTCACCAGCCACGGCCCGGAAGTGTGCGGCACTTTCTCGATTCGATCCGCCGTCATACAGCCTCCCCCACCGTCTCGGCTTCGTAGTGGCCCTGGGCGCGAAATAGTGCGGCCTCGAAGTCGTAGTTGTTGCGGTCCGCCCAGTGCATCAGGTCGGTGAGCAGGTCGCCCAGCGCGTCTTCCCAGTCAGTGCCGGTTGCCGCGATGAACGCCGCGAGCGCCAACCCGGCCCATGCGGAGCGTCGGTCGTTCATGCCGTCGGGGTCGGGAGGCAACGGTAAGGCGGGTGTGATCTGCGTCATAAGCGGTCCTTTCTCTGTTCCGGCCTGCCCATCGGGCCTTGTGGGAATGCGCCCGAACGCGAGGCAGCCGAGAGCACCAGCGACCGGGCAAGCGGAATTGCGGAGGCTCCCGAAGGGAAACCGCCATTCCGCTTGAGCGGCTCGGCGTCGCGTTCAGCATCCCAACTCAAGGCAACGTGGCGGGACGAGAAGGGAAGGGGACGTGCGACGGTCACGCGACCCTCGCTTGGAACAATTCGTCCACGTTGCAGCGATGGACGTCAAACGAAAGCGCCCAGACCCAGGGATTGGCGTCCCAGGAGTCGAGTCCGTTGATCGATTCCCAGACCTTACGGTACTGCTCGCGGTAGACGTTACCTTTCATGCCCGCCGCGTCGTATTGCTCGGCGTCGAACATCGGGAGTTGGATGTTGACCCCCTCGGCAAGGGCATCGGCTTCCGAGATGTCCCACAGCCGCTCAACGCGCACCTCAATCAGTTCCAGCGTCACGCGGGAGGCCCAGCGGGGCATGTGAATCGATGGCTTCCAGCCCTCGGCAGGGTCAGAATCACTATCGACGTCCGCGCGAAAGATGATGCCGGCGCCCTTATAGTAAGGCGCAGCCGACGACAGTGCGTAGTCGTACTCATCGCGATCATCGATGAACGCCTCCCGAATCCAGAGCAGGTCGCCGGGCTTGCCGTAGGGGCAGGTCACTTCCTTCGATGAGTTTTCGGCTTCACTTGCTCCGAACCATGCACGCAAGACCGGTTCGTCCGCCATCGACCGAATCGGGCGCTCCAATAGCCCCAGCAGTCGGCCTTGAGGCTGCGACTTTACGATCCGCCGCGTCTGCGTCTTCTTGCCGTCGAGCAGGGCGCGGATCATTGGTGCGGACATGAGAATCGGTCGGGCCTTCATGCAGGGATCTCCTGTACTGCCAACAGTCGCCACTCTGCCAACGCCTTCAGGTGCTTGTCCTTCTCTTCCCGTGGCAGTTCCTCGGGCTTGATTGACCTGCCCTGGTACTCCAGCGTAGAGCAGCTTCGCCAAGCTCTGGCGTTCAGGTAAGGGCGCGCCAAGACTTCATCTGCCTCGGCCCGCCTGACCAGTTCGGGCGTGAGTTCGATCCGCTCTCCGGCTCCGAGCATTCCGCTCTGGTAGCCGCAGAATGGGCACCAGTATTCGGCTCCGGGAAACGCCATCGTGAAGATCAACGGGGTCGGGCGTTCCTGGTGATCGATGCAGACGCGAATGGTGTCCTTCATGCCGCCTCCACCGCCCACGCCTGAACCCCGCGGATGCAACCGAACGCTTCCTTCCGTGCCGCCTCCATCGCCTCCTCGCGTGTCGGGTACGTCTCCTGCGTCAGTCCTGCGCACTCGGAGTTCCCGATCTCGGACCATGCTCCGCGCCACCGCTGGGCCGTGAACTGCTCGAACGAGATCAGCTTCGCATCCGGGCGGTTGAGGTAGTGCTGGTAGGCGACTCGCTGGGCGAGTTCGTCGGTGAGGTCGAGGATGGAGCCAGTCATGCGACCAGCTCCGCGTAGCTCGCATGCTCCAGAAATGCAGCCAGGTTCGAGGGTACGCTGGCGGCTTCCCCCTCGACCAGGTGGTGCGTGTCGACGCCGTCGGCGGTGAACCACCGCGTTACCTTGGGGATGACCCTGACCTGGTCAAACTCGGGGCGGATGCAGCTGGGCCAGTTGTTCCCATGCACCTGCACGGCCACGCCGCTTGCGAGGAGTTCGCGTGTCTGGACCTCGGGCATCCGATAGAACCGGTCCTTGCGATACGTCCTGCGACCGAGCCCGAACGAACTCGCCGTGTAATCCTCGTTCAACTGGACAACGTGGACCAACTCCGAGATGTCTTGCTTCCGATCACCCATTGATTTGCCTCCTTGCTGCTGTTTCTTCCGTCGTGATGCCCTTGTCTTGCCCTGCCGCTCCGGCAGCGTCGATGATGTTGTCGGTCATGCCCGCGACCCCGCGTACCGATCGGCCAGCTCCGCTGGGTCTTCTGTTCCCATCACCGCGTAGAACTTCGCACATGCCCGCTCCCAGGCTTCCTCGTCCCACGGTCCCTTCCGGGGCTTCAACGCATTCCCGTTCACCGCATCCAGGGTCGCGGCGTGGGCGAACTGGATGAGACTGATCCCCCGGCGGGGAGTCTTGACTGTCATGGCTTGCTTCCTTGCTTCTTGGGTTTCTTCGGTAGCAGACGGATGGCCTGCTCCAACTCACGGCTGACGGGCTTGTCCGGGTTCTGAAACGCCGCCCGCCAAACAGTCGAGAAGTGGAAGCCGAGCTCGGCTGACAGCGGTCCGCACCAAAGCTCGCCGTGTCTGACTGTGCCGAATGCGATCAGCTCTGCCGGAGTCATGAACGCCCCTTCCGCTTCACCTCGCGCGCCTTCTTCTCGGCGGCCTCGAAGGCGAGCCGCATCTTGATTGCTCGCTCGTAGACGGCTTCGATCGGAATCGTCTCCTCCTTGCGGGTTCCCTCCAGCCGCAGGCCGATGAACCCCGCGGGGTAGAGGGTGACGATGATCGGTCGATACTTGCCGCGATCCCGCCGCAGCTCGTTCGACTTCCGGCGGACCGGCTTGGTGAGTTGAGTGGTCAT